AACTTAATACTTATCCTTCATTAATTTATACATACTTGCGATGTCTTCACGTATCAATATAATAGGGGCAGTATTCTTATTGATAGCTTCCAACTGCTGTAATCCTTGATACTGAATATCTCGCATTTCAGAGATATTATTATATGTCTGCTCAGCATAGATGCGCAAGAAAGAAACATCAACTGCGATAGCCTTACGAACCTCATTACCTTGCTCTTGGGCAATTTGCACCGCATAACCGATACCGATAAGGCTGCTTGCTTGGTCTGCGGTGATAGCTTCGATAGCCTTGCCCGTTGCCGTCTGCTGAGATTGCGCCTCCTTATACCCTGTTATTGCAGCAATATTATCTCTTATCTTTAAACCTTCATTAACGATGTTATCGTACTCTTTTTTAAGAGCATTCAAATCATCATCCGAAAGCTGTCCCTGCTTCATCTTATCAGCCCACTTTTCATAAAGGACTTTAAGTCTCTTGTTTGCAATATCATCAACGGCAAAGTTAAGCATTGACTTATTGAGCATCGTTGTGAAATCATTTGCGAAATCTTGCGCCGATTTACTCATATCCATAAGATTGCTAATAAAGTTGTCCTTTAACGAATCGAAGGTTGTCTGCGTAAGATTCTGATTGATTTTATCAGTCAGCTCTTCAAGCTTCTCGGCAAGGTCGGTATAATTCTCCCAATATTCAGTTTTATCATATTTACCTTGGTCGGTCATATTCTTCCATACATCTTGGTTGTATGTGCGAATATCCTTCATCTGCTCTGGAGTGAGCTTATAAATATCCTCCAAGGAATTTACCTTGCTTATCGTAGAATTAACATAACCGCCTCTTACTGCTGATTGCTGTGCCAACGTGCGATTGATAGCAGCATAATCCTGTGCCGACAGATTCCAATAATAAGCATTAGAATGATGCGAGCCATGGTAACCCATCTGTGCTTGAAGAATTTCCATACTCTGCTTATTGATTTGCTTCTGTGCATCATAGGCTTTTTGATAATTGCTGACGGCACTCATTCCCGAAGTCTTATCAATCGAACTCTTCAACTGCTCAATAGAGTATTGCAATCGCTCGTTTGATTCTGTAAGGCGATTCGTAGTCTCGGCAACCTCCTTCGCATTACTTCCATTGCCGATACCAAAAGCACTACCAAGCGATTTGATAGCCCCTATGCCGTTAATAGCTGCCCCGATATAGTTGCCCGTAGCAAAGTCTGATGCCGCTTGCGAACCCTTATTGAAGGCATCTGCACCACTTTTAAGCTTCTTTCCAAGGTCTGAATCACCGAAGCCGAGAACATCAATCAATTCACTTGCTTCTTGTAGCTTCTTAGCAACGTTACCGATGCTTTCTGCCCATTCATTAGCAATCTGCTTAATTGACTTTCTTGCCTTATCTTGTGATACATTTGCATCTTCTTGTGCCTTCTTTACGTCCTTTGTTGCCTTTCCGACTTTTACCTCAGAAACAGCGAGCTCATCAAAGAGTTTCTTTAATTTTTCGAGCTGTTCGTTGCTGAGATTCATCTTATTCTCATTAAAGAGTGCGCTCTTATTCTGAGAGGTTATCTTATTGGTGCTTACAGATACCCCCGTCTCCGCAAAGACTTTTTGTATAGCAATTTTCGTAGAAGACTGCTGTTCTTGTGCATTATATTGCTCTACTGTAGCTTTTCTTAATCGCTCTTGTGCATCAGCAGCCTCTTGTAAGAGCCGATTATATTCACGCACCTTCTCGTTAGACCAACCCCATTTATCGGTCTGCTCAGAAATAGCATCATCAATCTTACCAATCTGTTCAGATACAACCTTCATATCATCAATATCAAGAGTACCCGAACCGAGAAGGTCTTTGAGCTTTTTTCTTAGGTCTTCGAGATAAGATTTGCTCAATCTTCCCATATCAGAGAAAACAGAATCCCAGTTGATAGAATCCTTGAAATCATTAAAGTTGAGCTTCTTTAGCTGCTCTTCAAGGTCAGTTTTCAACTTTGCTTCCTCGAAAATATTACCCTTTGCCCTTGCTTCTTTGATTTTCTCGTTATATTCCTCAACGATGGCGAGCTTCTGCTGTTCGAGATTGCCATACTCCTTCAGGTATTCACGATATGATTTTAATTCATCAGCATAAATCTCATTATTATATAATTCTACAGTCTTCTGTTCAATGATGGTGTACTGCTCGGTAATCTTCTGAATATTCTTTGAATCAAGATGGTTCTTATCATCCCAAGTCTCAGCCTTGCCACCCTTTGCCTTAATAACAGACTGCTGTGCGTCAAATTCAGCTTTCTGTCGGTCACGCTCTGCCTTGATAGCTGCATTCTTTCGCTCTTCAATCTGCTCAATTTCTTTGGATAGCTCTCTTTTGCGCTCGGCAATAACCTTCTCTTCGCCTTCTTTCATCGCCTTAATCTTTGCATCGGTTACCTCCTGTTCCAAAGATTGCCAAGCTTTTGCTCTTTCATAAGCATTCTTATAGATAACATCATCAAGCTTCCCTTCTGCTGAATTAATCTGCTTCTGTTGAGTAGCATCTTTCTTAGCATCCGATTTTGCTTTATTCGCTAGAGAACGTTTTGCTGCTGCCTCTTGTCTGATGAGCATTCTCTGTTCGCTATTCTGCTGAACTTGCGTTCTAAGAACTTGCATTCTAAGTTCACGCTCTGCGGCAATATCCTTCAAAGATTGAGTATGCAATTTAGCTTGCTTTTCATGTAACTCAACGAGCTGTTGCTGCTGCTTTATCTGAAAATCGTATTTCTGCTTAACAAGAGCCTTTGCCTCCTCAATTGCAGCGATTTTCTCCTTTCCTTGTAAGGTATATATTTTATTTCTTACCTCGGCAATTTTTCCATCAAGTTTGAGCTGAGTTTCCTTATTCTTATTGATAGCGATTTGCGTTTCTTGAATCTTACCTGCAAGGGAAGCCGCTTGCTCTGCCTTTGTAAGTATTCCATTGAATGCCGCTCCTAACTTCTTTGATAAATCTTCATTGGTAAAAGCATCATAGATAGTCTTTGTTGCGCCAATAACACCTGATACTTGTGTTTTGAATACATCAATAACAGTTTCACCAGCACCCTTAATTCCATCCCAAGTCTTTTTAAGACCAGCAGTAAAGGTGTCCCAGTCCATATTTAATACACCTTTAATGGTAGTTCCGAGACCTCCAATAAGATTTACCGCTGCTTTCACGGCAGTTTTGAACGTCTTTACGAAGTTATTACCGAAGTCACGAAGGGGAGCGTTTGGCTTTGTGAAGCACTTATACAAGTATTCTCCGAAGATAATCACAATATCTGTGATAGACTTAGCAAGAGAACCAAAGTAAGCCATCAGCTTTGTATAGACCTTCTGACCCTCTGCGGATTTAGTCATCCATGTATGCACCGCCTTGAAAGCAAGAGCGATTGCAGCAATTACCGCACCCACAGGTGTTGCACACATTCCCCATAGAGCCTTTGTTACAGACTTGATGGCAGTAAGAGACCCCGTTACGGGAATACCAAGAGCCTTGAAAGCTTCACCGACCTTACCAATCTCACCTTGCAACTTACCATTGGCAGTCATTACATTAATGATTCCGTCTTTAAAATCATTGAGACCAGACTTTGCTTGTGTAAACTCCTCGCTAAAACGCTGACCAATGGAAGAGCCGCTTATCTTGGATTTTAGCTCATCAATAGGCTGTGTGATTTTATCCTTTATACTCTGCCCAAAATCAGAGATATTTTGCAAGGAATCGGAAATCTGATTACGTAATCTGCCAATAAAAGTCTCTTCGTTCTTCTCACGAATAGCCTCTTGTAATACAGATATATTATTCTTCGTCTTTTCAATCTCAGATTGCAAATTTCCCAAATCCGCTTTCTGCTTATCACCAAGAGGCTTTCCGCTGAATTTATCGGTTTCCGCTTCAAGCTCCTGCAATCTTTGCTTACTCTCGTCAAGTTTATTATTAAGCTCAGATAGAGAAGTATCTTCTATATTGATGCTTACAGTTGAAGATGAAGAATCATGTTGAACGATAGCTTTTCCACCTTGTATCTGATTTGCAGCTTCAAGCAAGGTCGTGTACTCACGGAGGTCAGCATTAAGTCTTTGCTGCTCTCCACTCATTGCGTTTATCTTAGATTGTAAAGAATCTATATTATCCTGCGCTACCTGTATAAGTTGATTCTAGTAATTAGCACCTTGCCCAGATTGATTATCCTCAGAAGAGAGATTTGATATAGCTTCCTTATAGCTATTAATTTTCTCTTTCTGAATCTCTATTTTCTTTGTTGCCTCTTCAATATTCTTAGCATAATCAGTAGAGCCAAGCTTTTGCTGAATATCATTGATGGCTTGCTCATATAGTTTAATATCAGCTTTAAGTTCCTTTGTGCTTTCAGATTGCATTCGTTCAATCTCGGCACGACCCGAAGCAACGGAAATATACTGTTGCAAGGCTTCTGTAAGATGTTTGGTTGCTTCTACGTTCTGATTCTCAGCTTCGGCATTCTGTGTTGCCGCCTCGGCATTTGCTACGTGTGCTGCCGCTTCTGCCGAGGTAGCAGTTGCCGCCGTTGTAGCCGTTGCTCCTACAGCAATATTCGTTGCAGATTGTACACTATTAGCACTTGTGCTTGCAACCGAGAAAGCACTTAATGCCTGATATGCACCATTTACCTGAGAGATAGAATTTCTAACACCATCATAAGATTCAACAAGGTCTTTTACATCACCTTTCGCCAATTCCAAAGAGTGCTTTTGAGCATCAATCTGCTTTGTAAGCGAACCGAATGCCTCTGAGCCCTTTTCTGTCTTAGCTAACTGCTCGTTAAGTTTACCGATAGTACCTTCAATGGTTTCTACTCGTCTATTGGCAGTATCAATCATTTCTGGTACTACCTGTATCCCCTTTGTGGCTTCATCCATAGCAGATTTAAGAACCTGCATAGCCTTGGTGGTCTTTGTCGCAAGGTCTTCATCGGATTGCGCCACATCGTTAAGTGCCTTATTCATTCTCTGAGATAAGGCTTCTGTATCAACGCCGACACGATTCAAACCATCACAAAGCTTATCAAGTGATGCTTGAATATCGGAAATATCCATCTGTCCGCTGATTCCAAGTATTTCATCTGCTGCTGCCATATTGTTTGCTTATTTATGTGATTATTACATCATGCCCATAAAGAAATCATTAGCAGAAATTGACTTATCTATCTTATGATACTCTTTTTGTGGCTTCTTTTGCTGTCTGCTGCCTTTTCTCGGTTCATCCTTGGTATTTGTATTAAAGGGCGGAATCGAGCGGTTAAGCAGAATAATATTAAGGTATGAGCGATTAAATACGACCTCCTCGTAACTCATACGAAAGTACTTCATTACTTCTCCGATTGTTGCCCACGGGGAGTCGTTTTCGGCTCCGTCATTATCTTCGTCTGAGTTAGGAAAGTTATAGAGGTTAAGAAAAAATTTGCATTGAAAGAACCACTTATAAACTTCACAAGCTCATTGAATGCCATAATATCAAGGTGCTTGCGTATATATCGCCCCCATACCTTGCGTGCCCACTTCTTTCGAAAGGCGCACACGATAAAAATCTCGCTCATTAAACGAGCCGTCTCAGAGTGCTCAAACAAAAGAGGGATGATATTCATCATATCGCCTTCTTTCCATGTTGGTTCTTTGATAGAGTTACCGAATACACCCATTTCATAAATCTGCATAAAGGTAAGTGGCTTCACTTTAAAGCGAAACATACCAACCTTAATCTTTACAGATGCCTCGGAAAGCGTTTTTGCTACCTTTTCCTTATCTGATGTTTTCATATCAAAATATGTTTTATAACATAAAAAGCGGTGCGGCTTGGGAAAGTTCCCTTACCTCACCGCCTTTTGAAGTTTAATTTTAAATCATATAAAAGATAAAAGCTTTACTTACTTCGCAATAGCCGCAGCACTAATATCCTTTGTGAGGATATTGCGATGACCGCTCTTCTTGTCACCCTTTGCATCGAATACCGCCATCTGACGGAACTCAATGTTAAGATTAGGAAGTCCACTCTTACCGATAGAACCACTGCGAGTGATTGTAAGTTTCATCTTAGACCACTGGAAGGTACGAGAAGGAATATCATCCAAATCTTTTGTTACAATCTGTACAGCCTTGTAAATCTCGGTTTCTTGCGGAAGCTCATTCAACCAAGCATCCTTACCACCAGTACCAGAATCCTTTGTGTAACCAAGAAGCTTCGTAAAGTTTTCTTCTGAGAAATCGTATGTCTGCAAGGTAAAGCCCTTTGTTGCTGCTGATGTGGTCAGCACTGCGTAAGGGTCTTCTGAATCCTCAACCTCTACATCCGATGTCTGTGCTGCCTGGTCGTTAAAACTCAAGCTACCAGAAACGACAGCCTTAATTTTGTCGCTCCATGTTGTTGGGTAGCCGCCATTTTCGACACAATCGGCAAAACTGAAGCTTTCCAAGCCATATACACCATTCTTTGCCATAGTTTTATTCTTTTAAATTATTATACGTTACATTAAATTTCATATTGATGTAATAAGTGTTATCACTATCACGAGTAGGGCGAGAGATAGAATAGAAATCGAAGTAACAGCCACCGAGGTAAGTACCATCACCAAACAGAGAAAGAATCTTTTCTGAATAATCAGAAAGTTTCTTTATATCGGGTAAGTTCGATGAGGTCTTAGGGCAATGAATATTCAGATTCACTACACCCTCATTAATGGCATCACTATACACGAAAGGAAGATGATTGATGGCGATATAATCACCAATAGCCAACTTTTCGGGTATCTCATACTTAAAGATACGCCCTTCCTCTATGCCTATGCTCTCAACGTTATCATTGAGATACTTAAATAATGCCGTTACCGCTTTATCTCCGAGTATCATATCTAACTATCGCTTTTAATCATTTCAGCTACTTCTTCAAAAATCTTCTTCATTTCGTCACGAAGGAAATACTTAGTAAGATGTAAGACATTGTAACCTTTATCCTCTACATATTTTCCGTAGTTCATGCCAGCCACAATGACGAGAGAGTACCCTTTGGGTGCTACTACACCTTCTTTCTGTGCATACTCACTGAGTGTAGCACTTACGCCTTCCTGTCCTCCTTCCGCTTCTTCTGCCTTTGGAATCTTACCAACTGCCGAGGTAATGAGTTGCCCATCAAGGTAGAGAGCGAAAGAAATTGAGTTCTTTAAATTTGCAGTTTGGTCTTATAACCTTTGTTTTCTTTAGAGTAGGTGACCGCTTCTTCGGCAAGTTGCATCAAACGCATATTGAGGTAACTGATAATCTGCTGCCTCTTTTCGTTCAACCTTTTCTGTAAGGCTTCACGACCTTTGATTTGTAATTCAACCTTTGCCATATTGCCGCCTATTAGAGCCAGATTCTAAGATAGCGTTTCTTTAAGGTTACGAAGCCTTTAACCTCCATTTCCTTATCAATCGTGCCATCTTTCTTGGTTATCCAAACCTTTTCGCCTTCCTTCGGTATGAGAGGGTATTTTGCTTTTGAGAGCGGAGCATAGATTTCGTGCGAATACACGTACTGCTGCCCGTCTACCAGAGTAATAATCTTTGCCTGCGAATTAGGCAAAATAACGCACTTTCCAAAGGTTTGCCATTCTCCTTCGGGTTGTTCGATAGGATTTCCGTCCTCATCAAAGCCATCTTGTGGAGCACCTTTTACTTTAAGTATATCTTCAAAGTTCATACGCTATCTATTTGATTACCATACCTTCACACTCTGAACCCAATAATCATCAGAAGTACTATCAATAACAAGGTCAGCATCCAATCCAGCATCCTTCGCAATAGATTTAATCATCTTGTCAATGAGATTCTTGTCGTTCTTGTAACTCTGAGAGATACCGCCAACATTCTCACTTGATAATGGATTCATCTTGTAGAGGATACGCATAGCCGCATAGGCTACGGGTTTCTTTACCGCTACAGAGTATTCATCAGCCACGGATGCCGTGATGCTAAACTTATCAGTAGCATCAATAAACATCTTCTCCAAAGTCTCATCAGAGGTAGAGAAAGGCTGAATCTCGCTTGCTATGGCTTCTGAAATTGTCATGCTAATCTTGTTATCTTATGAAGTTTCACTTATTAAATCAATATATCCATAACTGAGGGTCAGTGCATTAAGCACCAACCTTCAAGATAAAGAAGTCTTCGATACCATCGAATACTGGTTGCATCCACATTTCGTTGGTAAGGTGATAACCCTTCTTATCTCTCCAATAACCGATAAGGTTGTTATCGTATGTAGAGTAAGAAACGCCATCAACTGGGTCAATAGCCTCCAAGCACTCAGCGCACTTAGGTACAGCCACCTTATCGGCACACATCGCAACAACTCGGTTATCTGGGATAAGGTTAAAGACTGTCTTGTCAGGCAGCTCAACAAACTTATCTTCATCAATCTGAATTGTTGGCAAGAGGATAGAGCGCAGATAGATATTCATCTGGTCAACGCTAATCATCGGTGCAGTAGGATTGATGGTAATCTGACCGAGGTTCAAGCGGAAGGTGTCCTTAATCTCCTTTGCTTTACACATTGCGAAGAATGTGTTCTCAGACATACGAAGACGCAGAATCTTACGACCCTTCTTGCGAGCCTCGTCCTTCAATTTCTTAATATCCTCAATAGGAGTTGCGTTCGCCTCACCCCAATTTGTGGTAGCAGAAAGCTGCTTAACACCCAAATCAAAGGTATAAGATACGTTAGCCTTAGAGTTATTGGTACGTGATACAGTCTGAGTACCCTTGAACAATCCCTCGAAGTACAACATATCAATACGCTTATGAGGAGCGATAACCGCCAACTCGAAAGGTTTGAATGAGTACTTGATAAGTTCATCGTACTTAGCATTGAGCTGTGACTGTGTATAACCGCCACGTCCAGACATATCATTATACTTACCCTCCAAGAGGTGCATCTGGTCGAGGTAGTCGTTATCAAGCTCCCACTCATCGGCGATACGACCGATAGAGCCAGTAAGCTGACCCCAATCAGGCATAGTATGCAATGGACGCTCTGCGTTCTTAGCGACTACAGAACCGACCATAGCAGCAGCATAAGTAGCCATATTTGCCTGATATACCTTTGCAGCACAATACTCAACAGGCTTCAACTCGTTTTTCCACTCAGCCTTGTAGGTGGAAGTCTTCATGTATTCGTCAATGTAGGTCTGAAAAGACTTTGGGTCTTGCAGATTCTTCAAAATACTATTCATAATCTATAATCTCCACTTTTAAAGGTTACTGAATCTTGAACAAAGCGATACCATTTGCTCTGATACCTTCCTTAATCTCATCATTGATAGGATAAGGAAGTGAATCTTCCTCTACCTCCATTACCTGTAAGGTAGGAGTTGCTGCGATAGAAGCTTCTTTATCTCTTATATCGAGAGTATCGTATGAAAAGCCAAGAAGTACATCCTTAGTCTTATCATAATCTGATACAATCGCATTTGCAGCAACTTCATTAGCAAGCTCTGACACAGTCAAAGTATCTACACCATCAGCAGACGCAATCGCAGAGATAATTGCTCCTGCAATCTTATCGCCCTCCTTGAACAAAGAACCGCTAGCAATCTTTAAGGTTGTAGCAGCCTTAACAGCCTTCTCTGTAACCTTTGCAGTCTTTACAACCTGCGCTTTACCACCAGTTACAAGTCTGAGAACTGTACCCTTCGCAACAAACTTTAAAGTTGCTGGAAGGTTGGTGAGGTCGAGGTCATAACCACCCTGTCGGCGAAGGCACTGCTCTTCAAGCCAAAGTGCTTCCTTAATATCCTCTGGCTTGGTTCTATGCAAAAAATAGCCTCTGTTTGACATAATTTTCTTCTTTTTAAGAGTTTAACATAATTCATTGATAATGCCTTACTCCTTTGGAGCATTACGCTCCGAGAAGCCTTGCATTTTTTTAATGAAATCATTCTGCTCGTCTTCGGGAGAGGTTGCCTTGGGGGCTTCAACAAAATTGCCGTTTGCTACAAGTGACTGCTTCAATGCTGTCCAATCATCGGCACATTGCTGTGCGAGAGTTTCAAGATTCTCTTCCTTGTCGAGCTGATAACGTGAACGGAACTGCTGCGGAACGTCCTTCAATTTTTCGCTCTTACCGAAAAGGTCATCAAGACGTGCTCTTTCTTCCTTTTCCTTGTATGGAGCAATAGCGGCGGCTACAGCTTCGCTAACTACTTTCTGGGTACTTTTGGTAGCCTCGGCAATCATCTGCTGAACCTGCTCTTGTGTAAGCCCTGTTGGAGGTACTGGAGGAGTAGGAGGAACTGGTGGAGTAGGCTTATGGTTAGGGTCGTTAGGGTCAATCCATCCATCGAATTTCTTCGTTGTTTCACTGACCGCACGATTGAATGATGATTGCATCATACCAACATAAGGTTCAACTGCCGAGATAGCACTCGTTACATCCTCGTCCTTTGACTCATCTGTTAGACCACGACTTGCAACAATCAGGTCAACCAGCTTTGAAAGTTCATCCTTCTTCAAACCATACTTTGCAAATGATGTTTTGGCAGAAGCAAGCACTTTTTCTTTTATTGTCATAGTAATTCTGTTTTAAACGTTAATAAATAAATAATTTCTGATTGCAAAATTACTATTTCTATTAGTAAAATAATAATAAATAATAAAAGCTGTGTAAACAAATGCTATTTTTGACGATTTTCTTGCGGTCTAAGCGGCTTTCTTTTAGTTTATGTATAGTTATTAAGAAACAAAAATAAAAGGCAAGATAGCCAATATTCTTGGTTACTTTGCCTTGCGTTGTATCAAATCTATCTTTGCCTTAACCTTCTTCGGATTCCTAGCATCGTGATTACTCAATCTTACCACATGATACCCAAGCCGCCATATACCCGAAGAGCGGTTACCATCCTTGCGCTTTTGGTCTTTAGTAAAATGATAACCACCATCGAGCTCAATAATCGTTTTTATCTCGGGCAGATATATATCAGCGAAGTATAGCTTTCTGCCCGTGACTATCGGTTGCTGTGGTATCACCTTATATCCTAACAGAGTGCAGATTTTCGCCGCAGCCTTCTCCGCATCGGTTGTATGTGAAAGGAGGTCGCAGCGAATTTGTCTGATAAGAGCCTTGCTTATCTTCATTGCTAATTTTGCTCTATGAGAGGTAAGTTGCCATGCTTCTTCAACTCCTCGTAAAGAAACAATCTTCCTTTCTGAGTCCATTTTGTGTGCATCACCGAGCCATTCGTTCCGTTTCGATGAACGATAGGTACAGTATCAGATTGCACATAACCATAAGGAAGGTACTTTGCGTACAATATCCACTGACCGCCAACCTTATGTTGAATGCCAAAATTACGAAGCAAGACATTGAACGCCTTTGCTGACTGACCGTAGTCCTGTGCAATTTGCGTTGTCGTTACAGTCTCATTGCTTGATAGAATCTTATCTACATAAGTTACCTTTGGTTGCATCTCGGATATAGCGCCGTTCAACTCTACGATTTCCTTTGAGCTTTCTTCAAGTTGTTTCTGTTGCTCTTCAATTTTTTGTTGCTGTTTTGCAGCCAACATCAGAGCCTCGGCAAATGACTGTGGCACTTGATATTGCTCACATTGTTTGATTTCTAGTTCTTCCCAACGAAGAATCAATTTCGCTCTTGCCTCGTCATTGAACTTAGTGGCGACATACAAGCACTCGGTTTTGTTTAGAATGTAGCAAGGGCGGTCTTGGTTGTTTGCGTCCTTGTATGAGCCGAGCGGAAATTTCCGTTGGGCTACTTTTTCCCAAGCAGCTTCCATGTTTCTGATAGCTTCAAGAACATCAGAATGCCGCTTACCTGTAACCTCGGCAATTTCAAGCGAGGTCATGGTTTCTTTCTTTATCAACTCTTTCATATCTTTACTATTTTTGATTTTCTAACATTTTTATCTCATCTTTTAGATAGAAGATTGCTTTGCTTAAATCCTGCACTCTCTGTTCTCGCTCTGAAAGGTTCATTTCCTTCTTTCCCTTGCGTAAAAGATACTTTACTGCCGAGCCGCAGTTAAAATCAAGGTGTCGGCAAATATCAATCGGCTCTATGCCGCAGAGTTCCTTTAGCCAAGCGTAATGGTTAGGGTGATTAACCATTTCTTCCTTTTCCTCTGTGACAATAGTACCATTTTTTGTAATCTCTTCAAACTGAATAGGGATATTCTTTCTATATGCAAAATTGTATTCGTCTGGTATAATATTGCATTCTACAATAGCTCTACCTACCTTGATAACTTTCAATCTGAGAGGGCAAATATTGGCTAGCGAATATCTTTCTTCTCCGATGTTATAAACGTAAACTTCTAGTCTATCATTTACATGGACTACCATACTAGGCTCTATTGGTAAGGTAAATACCAACCCTTCACGTATCTTCATTGATTCTATCATAATTCTTACTTTTTAAAAAGTTTATCAACTGCTAATTCCTGTAATTACGGATGCATACATCTTACAACCCTTGCTTCTGTATTATTTTTCTTCTGATATCTACAAAGATTGCATTCAATAGCACCGACTTTATTTAGAGCGTGCGTATATCGACCACATTCACCGAAAGGGCAATCTGTTGCATATTCAATACCGCCGTGAATAAACTCACGTACCTCATACTTAATTGCCGTATTCGGCTTCTTTTCTTTCTTTTGGTATAACATATTATCTTATCTCAATTTTGATTTTATAAATCGACTTCTGCTTCAAGTTTTCCGTGCCATCAAGCAAAAGATGAGCAATGATGTCATCTACGGATTCGCTGATAGCTCTCTTCGTATATTCGTGATAACTGCCGTCTTCTTTTTCTTGATAGACGTTTACAGAGCCAGAGCTATTATCTGTGACAATAACCCCATTATCGGCGAACTCTAGCTTAAAATTAAGTTTTTCCATATAATTATTTTTTTTGTTCCATGAAATGTTTTTGTTGTATTAACATCATTCTTGTAATCAGATTCTGCATCTTTTCAATAATGAACTTCGGGGTTTCCGAAGTTCTGATAAAGAAAGGATGCTTTCCTCTCTTATGCTTATTGAAGAACAATGTATCATCTTCACCCTCTATCTTTACAGCAATCATGTACTGACCGATGAAGAGGTGGGCACTTCCCTCTTTTCTCTTTCGAGGTGTGGTGTACTTGATGCCGTTCTCGTCTAAGAAAGACATCAGCTTCTTTAATTTCGTTTCATTTTTCATCTTGCATATCTCCTATAGTTTAGTTATCGCTTAACATTTTCTCAACTTCATCATCGTATTCGTTTCTCTTGCACCAAGTAGTTAGGTCAAAGATTACTTCCGCATCCTTTCTAAAGCTTTTGTATAAGCTCAGATAGTTTTTCTTTGTTTGTGCGTAAGCCTTTCTCGCCTCATGGAAAAAGGCAAAGTAATTTTTAAAGTATTCCGAATGTATTGTGATAACATCGGCATTCTCGCATTTTTGCATCATAAACAGCGTTGCTTCTACGATAACGACTGCCTTTGAAGCGCAATAGATGTGATTCTTTTCATTTGCTACAACTTCTCCGTTCCTTATGATGATAACTGAAAATTTTCCTGTTGCAAACTTATCTTCATAATCACAACTTACGTAGCACTCATATCCAACAAGTTCTTTTGCTGGCGTGAGGTAAGTATCGAGCCAATTTTTCTTTTTCTCCATTTTGTATCTCCTGTGTTATTATATAATCGGGTGGGGGCGTATGTGCGCCCGTTAGTTAATTATTTCTTGGGGCTGTCGCCCCTATAAGGGAATAAATTAAATTAAAGCCTTCATCCCTTATTTTATTATTTTTGATTTTACATAAACTACATTTTTGCCTCCTTTCTTCTCATACCATGACGAGATATTGATATAGCATCGTCCATCTGCATACGATAAATATTCGATTCAATGGAAAATGCGCTTCTATTTTTTGCGCTTATCACTATTATAGAACCTTCAAAATCCGTAATAGCCATATTATTGGTACATACCTTTGCATCGCACCTTACTTCCTTGATTCTTGTGCGCTTATTGATGATACCCTTGTTTATAAGCTGATTTGTAACTTTGAACGCTTGGTACATCGTACCATAGATAACATCCTTGATTCTGTCATAAGATAAACCTTTGTTATCGCTAAACTTCTTCCTCAACATACGACTTTCACGTTTGAGAGCCTTGCGAATAGTCTTTGCATTTCTCCCATTCGTCCCCTTATTGTGCGTATTGATTACGTCCTCTTGCATTCTAACTTGGTTCTCCATGACAATCCTTCTCAAAAGGTTTTTGAGGGCAGGAAATGTCATCTTCGTCAAATCATTCTTGCGAAGCTTATAACTATATCCATTATTTGAATGTATGCTACGTGCAATGAATCTCTTCTTTCCATTTTTCTCTTCAAAACGGAAATACCCTATCTTGCAACCATATTCAAGCAGTCTCTTCAATTTATTATTGTCAATATGCAATAATTTAGCGCAATGATTATATGATACAAGATTAAGGTCTGATGAGCGGAATAAGAGCTTTATTTTAAGAAGCAAGCAGAAGGCATCTAAGCGATTCCTATCGCTCAGAGCAAACTTAGCTTCCTGTATTCCTATTCTTATTCTTTTCATCATTATATATATATATTAATGTAAAAACCAAACAGATGAAAGGTGCTATCTATCATTCTGCTTGGTTTGTATATCAAACCCTTTCACTTGTGTTGATTGGGCATATATGATTCTTTTCTTTGCTTGGAAAATAGCACTTTCCTTTTTATGCCGCAAAATTATAAAGAAAATCTGAGACATTCGCTTAAAATCTATTAAAAAACTAATAGCTAATATTAATAAACTAAAAATAGCTATTAGAAAATTTGGTGGTCTGAGATAAAGTTATTAATTTTGCGGTATCAAAGTTAATAAAATAGCTTTTGACACATATAATTAATGTAGAAATTATTAATAAATTAAAAATAGGAGATACGAAAAATGAAAAAAGAAAAAGACATGATGAATCCATGTAATTGGAGAACCGAAGATGTAAAAGATGCGGTACAAGCAGCAATGCTTGCCGCTAGTGGAATTATTTTAGCGTATGCTGTTATCTGGCTCGCTTACTAAAAAAGGAGGTAATATGGAGATAGTAACAACATTAGTTAAGTTCCGTTGTCGCAAGGATAAAATGATGGAGCAGTCAAAGAATGCTCAGATTTTCCTCTTTGAAGGCAAAGAAGGTAAGACAAAGGTATTCGTACCAAAGTCAAAGTTAATTATTAAGGAGGATGCAATTAGTGATAACTACAATCTTTGCATCATACCTAAATGGGTATTCCTTAGCACAAAGAACCTTTCGCAGAATGTTGAGTTGGTAGGAGAAACGCAACACATGGAGGTTCTCAATGATATTGAAGATTAATAGTATATATAGTAATAATTATTTTGTTTAATGTATTAAAAATAGGAGATACAACAATGAACACAATGGCAATGAATTTGATGGCACAGCCAAAGGTGGCAGAAGTAGCGGTTGCAAAGCAGCCAGAGTTAAAGAGTGATAACATGAATCAGTTCTTGGATTTTGAGACATCTAAGGTACAGATTCTGACAATCGACCAGCTTGAACGCACCGAGAAAGAGAATGATGTGTATGGAAAGCCTTTGAAGGGCATCTATCACTTTGACCTCATTCATCAGGTGGAAGACTTGTGCGAGAAGCACGGCTACAAGGCTGAGATTTACGACCTCTTTGCGGCGAACAACAAAGACCGCAATACTCCAGGTGTTACCCGTTTGCCTGAGAAGGAGGCTTTGATGGGTGATAGAGCTGTAGAGGCTCATATCCTTCGCCGAGTATTCTGTAATATTCGCTTGCGTGACTTTGATAAAGGAGAGGGCAATGATGAGATTACAACTAATATGGCGGTATCATTCCATCAGAAGGGTATTCAGTTAGGTATCGGTAGAAACGTAGTTATCTGTCACAATCAATGTATGCTTAGTGCTGAACATTACGCTGCTACCTACTCAGACATCAATAGCGGAAGAGGAGCTTTCAAGCTCGATGAGCTTCTTCAACGTGCTGATGCTTGGCTCGCTAATCTAAGAGGTATCATTAACGCCAATGATGAAATGATTGAGCGTATGAAAAATCGTGAGATTAAAGCACAGGAAATGTTTACCATTATCGGTATGCTGACCTCGCTTCGTGTTGCTGCTGAAACGAAATATAAAGGCATCCGCAACCCTCAGGTTATTCCTCTCAATCAGGCACAGATTGGTCGCTTGACCGAGAAAATGATGATTGCCTACTACGAGCGCAATATTGTTACCGCTTGGGATTTGTACAATGCGGCTACCGATATGTATAAGTCAACTCAGCTCGACCAGCCAATGATTCTTTCACAGAACTTGGCAATGAGTAGCTTCATTCAGAATAAGTTGATTTAAAGATATAACTACATAAGATTGAATATAGAAAAGTCGATAACAAGAGCCATAAAGCCGCCGTGAGGTGTCGGCTCTTTCTCTTAGAAAAATTATTCTATTCAGATAAATCTTGCCGTGAGGTAAGTTTTGAGACGTTATTTTTGAAAAATTTCATCTTTTAGCCCTACAGCGGTAGGGCATTTATATCCCGAGAAAAACCAATCGCACGGTGTGCGTGAGCTGTAGAATAGTGGTTCCGACTTCTTTTAGTTAGGATAGATGTATGTATTATTTTCCATGCTTTTAAAGTATATGCGAAGATACTCCGTAATAAGCAGCTCTTAATAAGCGGAGGTTGGCGAGGGTTCGATTCCCTCTCTTGGGGCTATGTTTTTTTAATATATATAATATGACAGATTTTAACGGAAAATTAAATTTGCTGAAGCTCAAAAGAGCTGGCGTAATGAAAATCCAAGGTCGAACCGAGGTGCTTCGGTGTGTGGTTATTCCTATCGAAGATAATAGTATCTTCGTTACAACAGATGATAATAATCAACCAAAGGCTGCTTATCTCGACCTTACTGCTTGGGAATTAAAGAACCCTAAGTATGACGAGACTCACATGATTAAACAGTCGTTGCCTAAAGAGGTTCGTGAGAAAATGACAGATGAGGAGAAAAAGGCGATGCCTATCCTTGGTGGTTTAAAGCCTGTAATTTTTGAAAGTCAGAATGCGGCTTCTTCTTGTGCTGCACCTTTTGCTCAAACACAGGATTTGAATGACTTACCTTTCTGAGCACAGACTCTCTTAAATAATGGTTTTAGATTAGTTTTAGATTATTAGAAATATGAGAAGTAGAACGAGTAATTGGTTTGAGGTAGGAATCCGCTACCAAAAGACCCAAGAAGATGGTTCAGAGAAATCTGTGACCGAAAAGTATGCGATTGATGCCTTATCCTTCACGGAAGGTGAGAGCGCAATCACAGAGGAAATGGCTGCTTATATTAGCGGCGAGTTTAAGGTTAAATCAATGCAAGAGGCTTCATACAGAGAGGTATTCTTTTCGGATAAGGATGATGATGATTGCTGGTATAAGGCAAAATTGCAATTCATTTCCTATGATGATAAGACCAACAAAGAGAAGCGTAGCAACGTGACTTACCTCGTGCAAGCAAAGTCTATGCACCGAGCAATAAGTAACATTGATGAGGTGATGGGGAAGACCATGATAGACTATGAAATCATCGGTCTCAGCAAAACCAACGTGTACGATGTATTCGAGCATAAGACAAAGGAGGAGAAGGGACAGAAGTCTAACGAAGAAAAGAAGGAGGAGTAAATTATGGCAAGACCTAAGAAAAATGGTGTAGAACAGCATTTAATTTTGGATGGCAATAATATGCCTATGGAGAATGAGAACGCTCAGCAGAGCCAAGAAAATACGGCTCAGCAGCAAAGTGAGGAGCAAGTTGAGGAGTTTGAGGAAGAGGATGAGCTCCCTTTTGAAGTAGAGGATGGAGTTCCTTCCCCTATTGATAATGATAGTAATTCATTTGTTATCTATGCTCCAAATGATATTGAAACTCGTAAGGGGCGAATGGAGGTGGTATCGGGCATTACTCTTAAAGAGGGTTATCGTGGATTGATTGTTCCAATTACATTTAACGCTCTTCATGGTTTGCCTACGGAGTCAGATTATCGCCTACAGCACTCCGATGTGATTTCTACGCATGTAGGGGAGAAGGAGATGGTAAGACTTGTACTCTCCATCAATGATGAAACAATGATACAAGAGCAGACGAACTTCGGTTCACGCTCTCGCTACCTTATCATTCCGAAGGGCTCTCCGCTTGCCGTTCTTTTGATTTTTAAGCTGTGAAATATATAATTGCGGATGGAGGTCTATTCTATAGTATCTCCTTCCGCTCTATCAAGTAAACTATGACAGAAGTTGAACGTAAAATGCGCAGAAGTAAATACGGCAAGACCTACTATCAAAAGCATCGTGAAGCTTGCATCGAAAGAGCCAAAGCTTGGTACAATGCTCATAAAGAGTATCGTAGGCTGTATATGCTTGCGTATAATGGTAAATAGTATTTTTATATGAATGAGTTGGATAAAATTAAAGAGTTGAATACTCAATATAAATTGCTGCGAAATAACGGAATGGTGGTAAAAGTAGACCTCGTAACCAATGTGGGAACTTATGTAGTAAAGAACCCTAACATTATTAGCAAGGTGCTTGACTTACTTATCCGTGAATCGCAGAAGCAGATAGAAAGTGAGGTGAATACATGATAGGATTGAATGATAGACCAACAAGAGCAAAAAGGGTTGTTGTGGTTCAGTTAAAAGACAAAAAGCCTGAACCTTTCCTTACTTGCCCAGAGATTTATTTAAAGTACGATAAAGAGAAGATTGGTATCTGTCTTAATGCTCTATGGAATGCTCTTGCTAAAGATGGTTGCTACGAGAATAAGAAATGCAAAATCTCTTATCAGAGTATCGAAAAATTAAAAACATTGGCATGGGAGTAGGTAATAAAGGGTGTTGTGTACTAAAATATCCTCATTCTATAGATGATGGATTATTAGCTCTGTACGCACAGGGGCTTACCATACCCGAAATTAGTAAAAAGGTAGGCATACCTTATGAAACAGTACGGCGGCGACTAAAAGGAAATGGAGTTAAACCTGCATCACCACGATTTATCGCTAAGTATGGTGAAATCCGTTATTTAGGGCGTTTCCGCTACTGGAGCGAGGAGGAGGAACAGAGATTTATTAGATTATTTCCCTTTCGTACAAATAAAGAAATTGCTAAAATCTTCTGTTGTAATATCAGAACAGTTAAGAATAAGGCTATGTCTCTTGGGTTAAGAAAAGATGCCGTATGGTTACATGAGTATAGATTATCTTCCATGAAGATTGCTACCATTATATCCAAATCAAGCTCTAAGAAGTTTAGGTTTAAGAAAGGGAATAAATTCGGACATAAGTTTAAGAAAGGGTTTAAGTACGATAAAGAATTTTGGGAGAAATATAGAAGAGGTGAGGTTTCTTTGCCTTGATTTTATTTTTTCTTAGTATATATGATAAAGTTAAAAAACATTTGTAATATGGAAGAAACTAAGTATAATAATGATGTACCTTACGAAAGAGTAGTGCTTAGAGTGTTAGAAAACTACTCGAAGATGCAAAGCAAGCTAATTCGTCTTCAGAAAAAGGTTAAAGAGCAAGGTGAGTTGCTTAATAAATTAAAGAACAAACACAATGATTACGAGAAGGTCGTTGCTGAACGTGATGAGCTTCTCCAAAAGAATAAAGAACTTTCTCGCCAATTGAAGATTTACGAAGGTGTGCGTAAATACTTCAATGGTCAAGTCTCAAAATTAGAAACTGATAAATAATATATCAATATGAAGAAGATTTTATCTTGGTGCGGTTCTCATACTGAGCTGCTATGTGCATTCTTTTTGTTAGGATGCTGTATCAGTAGTGCGGTCAAAGATGGTTGGTCTGTGGCGATATTATTCTTGCCGTTTATCGCTATGTGGATATTTACCTATCATTTACAGAAAGAGATTTCCCGTCTTATTAAGAAGAATGAAGAGCTGAAAGAAACTAATAAGCAGCTCGAAGAGGCTTATGAGGATAAGACTTTAAAACTGAATAGATTTATGGATTTTAAGTCACTCTTTTATTATAGATACCTCTTAGCGCAGAATGATGTTAATTTATGCAAGAAGAAGATTAGCTGCGGTGACTATCTTTCAAATAGGAAGTATTATGAAAATATGATAGAGTTCTATCTTAAAAAGATTTTGGACAAGGTTGTGTAATAATGAAGTACGATGAGTTTTTAAAGAAGGAGCGCCAGAAGAAAGGCAGAAGCAAACCACGGCACATTGAATCGCAGATTCAGATTCAGATGGTGAAGTGGTTTCGCTTGCAATACCCTCGCTATATCATTGCCGCCATCCCTAACGGAGGACAACGAAGTGCGCTTGAAGCGAAGATTATGAAAGGCGAGGGCGTTTTGGCTGGCTTCTCCGACCTTATTATTATAGCAAGAGAAAATGTCCTATTTATTGAAGTTAAAACTAAGGACGGGTATCAATCTGATTTGCAAGCCAAATTTCAGTCTGACGTTGAGCGATTAGGCTTTCAGTACAGCATTTGCCGCTCCTTGGATGAGTTTATCTTAACCATCGAAAAATGGTTAAAAGATAAGCTTTCTATGTAAAAATATCCGATTTCCTTGGTTTTGTATTAATATCTATTAAAATACTAATAAAAACACTGAAAAGATTTGTTGGTTTCAAAAGAAATTATTAATTTTGCGGTGTAAATAATTAATAAAAAGGTTTAACAATTAAAAGATACAACAATGGAAACAAAGAAAATTGCTCGATTCAGATTTACAGTACTTGCCCATACTTTCGATAGTTGGGATGAGGTCATAAGTTATTACGAAAGACTTGTAGAGCGTGGTGAATGTGTGGTACTTCCTACTGTTTCATTTTGGGATGATAAGGTGAGAACCAATAAGTGGCACGCACAGGTTAAAAAGAATGGTAAAATTGAGTTTACAGAAATTGAAAAATAGGAGATACGACAATGATTACAATTATCAATAAATACACAGGCGAGGTTATCACCAAGTACTCAGGTGCTTTGGTTGGTGAATCTACAGAGGATTCTTTTATTGCCAACGCAAAGGGTTCGGGTACGTTCAGAGGACGTTGGAATGCTATCGTAGAGGTATTCATTCCATTGAAAGGCTTGAATGCCACACAATGCCTTCTTAAAAGCCTATACGCAGTGAAGGAATGTATAAAGAAGAAATAATTAACGTTTAAATATAGGAGATACAATTATGGAAATCAAGGTAAATATACCACAAAACGATTATGTTCAACCAACCGAAGTTAGAGAGGAAGTCGTACAGGCAATCTGTAATGCCTTCTTATCTAATAGTTGTTGGGATATTTTTCATCCTTTCTCAGGTGCAAATAATGGTAGCCGACCTGCTACAAGACGTATTAGTTTGAGCAATCCACGCTTTAGTGGACATGCCAACGATAAGGATATGGTTAGAATACATGGATGTGAAATGAAAGCTGCCTTTAAGGTGTTGATGAAGGCTGGTTATCACATGTATAAAGTGTATGACTATGGCTCTTGGATGGGTTACGCTTGCGATAAGAAACCTTTCCGTGAGGGTGCATCTGAGGTTCTTACGTTTAACGACTTTATTGATTAAGCTTATGTTTATAGAATTTAAGGATTTAAACGTAGTATTTAGGAAAAAGTTTCCTTTGGCTATCGTGTATCTTGGTAAGTATGATAGTGAACAATTCTTGAAGAAGCAAGGAGTGGCAAAATCTGGCTCATATTGCAATTTTAGCCCACTTATTGCTATCGTTGATTTTGTTCCGCAGAAAATCGGGTGTGAGATAAATTTTACTAATTATCGCATTCTTAATAAAAAGGAAGAGGAAGATGCTTTAGCTATTTTTAAAAGAAGCAATCTTACTATCAATGATAAAGGGTTTGTTTCCTTCCTTGATTATAAGCAGATTTGCTTTGAGGTAGATGGGAATATTCTTCCTTATGATGATTTCTGTAAGTATCAGCTACCTAAGAATAAGGTATTTAAACTAGTCTTTGATAATGGCTTCTCCTATCATGGCTCAGAACCTTTTAAGGGTGATGCAAAGAAGTATGCTGATACCGCAATAAGGATTGCTGAGAAGATTGGTTATCTTTGGTTTAGTTGGAGAATGGGTTTCACACTTAACAATCTCCTCAACGTAGATGTGGTTTACGGCAAAGACGAAAGTTATTCAGAAATATCTAACACATAATGACTATGGAAGAGATTGAAGAAAAGAAGTTTATCATAGAAGCAAAGGGCGAAGTGCCCTTTGCTCAACGCACTGGTGATGGCTATGAGTTATTCAATAATGAACGAACAATGAAGTTCTGTGCGAGAAGGCAACAGATACTGGATAATGAAACGGGTGAACAGAAATCTTGTTTTGCCGTTTTCTGCTTCGTTAAAGAGGATGATGGATGGGTACAAGGTGATAACTATCATCAGACGGAAACCATCACCTCTTTTGTTAAGGATTTGAATATCTCTCCTTATTTTACCAATGCTGTAAAGGAATATCGTGAGCAGATGGAAATCACTGAAATATGGGAGGTGAAAAAATGGGAATAGGAGCGATTTTAATCATCATAGGCGCATCCGTCATCGCATTGAGCAGCGTTGTTGCTGTTGGCGCAATGAACGGAAAATTAGAAGGTGTGGTAACCATACAAGAAAAAATCTTGATTACTATATTCTTATTCATCTTACTCATAACGGGTTGGGTGCTATTGTATAACGGAATATCAATAATTAATCTGTAATAAAATGGGAAAGAGATTAAGCTTAGAAGATAAAGCTAAAATAGCTAACGGCAATGAACGTCATTGTAGGCAATGCAATCATCGTGTTTGCCCAGATGGTTTGCTTGAAGTATGTTCGGAGGCTTTTATTCGAGGGTACAAGAAAGGCTATAAACAAAGTCAGAAAGAACAGAAAGAACGTATTGATAAGATACTCCACCCTGTTACTGAGCCTTGTGGTAGTAATGCTATCTTTGTCTTTTTCAGAGACGTAAGAAGTGGTGAGTTACAACCTTATATTGAGGATATGAGAATGCCTGATGCAAAACGTTACCAAGATATAGGTTCAATAAGGTTTTCGCCAGAAAAAAACGAGCCGCAAAAACTACAGATTGCATGGTGTTATCCGAAGGATTTGGTTGAGCTTCTTGGATATAACAAGAAGTATGCTGATTTTGAGCGTATAGCTCTTTCTGAAGGCGCATTCTCTTATCCTCGTGAGGAATATGAGAAAAATCTTCAAAAGTACTCTACCGTGCGCTATGAACACAAAAAATATTATCATTATCGGAAATTAAAAAAATAGCTTTGTTATGGATAAAAAAGATACTAGTCTAACAGTTATACTTGAAATCGGTGGCAACCTTTGTGGTATGACCATAAAGGATAAGGATGATAAAGTTGTACTATTCGAGCATTTGTCATTTAGTGAGCAAATTAAGATTCTCAATAGCCTTAGTCAGAATTATAACTGCCTTGTGCGGTTCTTAAAAGAAAAGGAGGGATAAGGTATGAATTTGGTTCTATTTGTATTGATTATCATATCTGTTGGGGTTACTTTCGGATGTCTTGTGCAAGGTAATAATAATAAGGAGAAGTAAAGTATGGAAGCAACTATTTTATTAGGTAATCATAATGATTGTAAGATTGATACGGGAAGATATGTAGAAACGGACGTTATGGGTTGGAAAGCCATTGTCTATGTACCGAGTGGCATTGATAATGAGCAGGTTCAGAAAGCCCTTGATTACGCTTATTCTACTCTCTGTCAGAGTTGCTATATGGAGTTTATCTTGGCAGACAACTTCCTTCTTATTTCTAAGGAGGTCTTTGATAAGAAGAAGGTGTTTAAGTTCAATCTTAAAAAGCACTTTACTGAATGCCAAACATCTATTCGTGATACGATGAAGTTGTATGAGCGAAATATGGATGAAGACTACTATAATGAGTATTCTACTTTTCTGTGGGATTTGATTAAGGATAAGGTTGAGAAGTTACGAAAGATGATTGAGGATAAGCTTCGCAATCTGAAATGCAAGTATAACCCTTATCTCTGCTCGTATGTCATTATGATTCAGAACCTCGTACAGCAGATTAATGATACCCATATACACGTTATGGAGATTACCGAAAGGGAGTATGGAGTTGATATTGCTCCAAGCTACGAAAATTATCGGGCTAAAATGGCATTCACGCAAGCGGATAATTGTCTGTACGACATCATGCACGATGAAGCAGAGAAATTCCGTGATAATATCGTTAAGGATAAGAAGGTTATCGCCGTATGGTCTGATATAACAAGAACTCTCTATGACCCTATCAACGCAAAGAAGGCTCGTTTCTCGGCTTTCTATAGCATGTCTGAGGAAACGCAAGCTCTCTATAATTTGCGAGAGGAGGATGGCTTCTGCGAGCCTAAAGAAGGTACTAAGAAATTCAAGAAAGGAGCGTAGGGTATGGAGTTAGATAATATTTACTTCGGAGATTGCATTAACCTTATGTGTGATATTCCTGATAAAAGCATAGATTTATGTGTTACGGATGCACCATATCTCCACAATAAATCGCCACTTAGTCCTACGTATGATGGGAGTGAATGGAATCAGAAAAGTTCCTTTGGAAAATCGGAGCTTTATAAATATGGTGGTGATATGATGGGAGGGATGAGTTGTTTTGGCGAAGAAGAAATAGATAAGTTCCTTGATGCATTAAAGCCGAAAATGAAGATAATGAATGCTTATATGTTCTGTTCGGAAGAACAGGTACCGTATTATTGTAACTGGGCAAATAAGAATAGCCTGATGTTTACAATACTCGTTTGGGAGAAGCCGTTATCTATCATTAACAAAAATCGTTTTTCGCAGAACCTGGAGTACATAGTACGAGTATATGATTACGGTACTGCTCTTAATCGGTTAAATAATAACTTGTATTATAATCGGGTAAAGAAAGAAAAACCGATTAACGGGAAAAGTAAGAATCATCCAACAGAAAAACCTGTCTCTATTATGCAAGAGTTCGTTGAACTGAGCAGTAATGAGGGTGATGTGGTCTTGGATGCGTTCTGTGGCTCTGGTACGCTTGCGATAGCGTGCATTAATACTAACAGACATTTCATTTGCTTTGAGAAGAATAAAAAATTCTTTGATATTGCTAAGAAACGGGTTAAAGAACGGAAGCAACAACAAACAATTTGGTAATTAGTTATAGGTATGAATAGAGAAGATATGCGTAATCTGATACACCATGCACGTATTCGTGCTAGGTACAGAGGAATGAAATTATCCCAAATTACTGTTGAAGAATGTATTAAAGATATGCAATTTTGGGAGAAAGGGATTTTTGCGTATGCGCCTTTTAAGGTATCTTAAAGAATAGACGGATTCTCATTTTATCTTAATATATATGTTGTATCTCTTTGGGGGCGGTGGTCTCGGCTGCTGCTCCCTTCTATAAGTATAATAAATTTATCAAGGTAAAGAAATAAGTTGCTGATTCTTAGCAAGAAAGCTATTAAATACTATTAATTCCGATTTATTTCTATTAAAACCAAAAATAGTTGGAGAAAAAGTTGGTAGTTCGCAGATTTCTTTTTAATTTTGCGGCGTTCAAAAATTATATCGGATGAGTTGGAAGCTCTTCCGTGTCTTATAGGGAGGGCATTTTTTATGCTCGATTCTTCTTAGAAAAAGATATAGATGTATCGCCCCCTGCTTGCATTATAATGGTGTAGGCGTGCTTTTCCGATATAAGCATTGAACAAGGTGGTAGCGATACATCTTCATTTTGTATCAACCACACATTGTTAAACGTTCAAAATAAATATCGGAAATGAAGAACGTAGAAATTTTTAATTCTCCTATGTTTGGAGAGCTTAGAACTTCACGGAACGAGAAGGATGAACCTCTATTCTGTTTGAAGGATGTGTGTAATTCATTAGGGCTTTCTGATACAGGTAAAGCCGCTCATCGGCTTTGTGACGTTACTACTATTCGGGTCTCAAAAGAAGTAATAAGTCACGGAAAAGGTACGGGCGTAATGAAAGAAGAACCAATGCTGTTTATCAATGAGCCGAATCTTTATCGTTGCATCTTCCAGTCTCGCAAGCCTGCCGCACGCAAGTTCCAAGACTGGGTCTTTGATGAGGTCTTGCCTGCTTTGCGCAAGGAAGGTGGCTACATCGTTTCAACCGAGGCAGATGCCGAGGAAGACATCATTGCTCGTGGTCTTATTGCCGCAAAGGCAGCATTAGCACGTAAGGAGCAACGTGTGCGTGAGCTTGAAGCTCAGACCGAGCAGCAGGCACAGACCATCGGCATTCAGCAGAAAGAACTGACTGTTGCCGCACCAAAGGTAAAGTACTACGATGATACACTTGCATCAACGGACTGCCTTACCACCACACAAGTTGCTGATGACCTCGGTATCAGCGCAAGAGTATTAAACCAGATGCTCGCACAGGCAGGAATCCAGTATTATCAATCGAAGTGCTGGCACTTGAAGGGCAAGTACAGAGAGTGGCAGCTTGCAAGAACCAGAACCTACCCTTACCAAAAAAGCAACGGTAGCATTGGCACAAGCGTACAGCTAGTATGGAATCAACGTGGCAAGCGTTTTATCCTTGCTCTCTATAACAACGACTTTAATGTGAAGGATGCCATCGCTGAAATCAACGGCGAGAAGAGAGCTGCGCTTGTATCTAAAAACAATCAGTCTAACTTTTAATCGGATAGGAGAAATCAAAAATGGATAATCAGAAAATGATGATAGAGGTAACAGTTGATAATGATGCCACCCAGCGGTGTATCGGTCTGCTCAAAGAGCTTATGGCAGTCCAGGAGAAGGCTATGAGGTTCTTGGTATCTGAGGGTATTGATGATAGTAATGAGGGGACGATGATTGCCGAAGGAATCGGTAACGCCGTGAAAGCCTTTGGTGGCGTACTGCCAAAGGGTATCTACAATAATGTAGTCGGTATTGAGGTTTAATGTTATGAGTGAATAGGAGATACGCAATACAACAAGGTGTAAATAATTATGGAGATACAAATGTAAAAGGCAGTACTTTGAAATACGTGCTGCCTTTGTTTTGTTTATATATAATCTCTGTATTTTCCTGTTATTTACAGAAAAAACTATACCTTTGACATGGTAAACAAAATATGAGTTATGGCAAAAGTACAATTACGAATTAAGGGTATTGAAGCCCTCAAAAAGAAACTAATGGAGCAAAGAGAGATAATGATTAATTATCTTACATACGCTATGGCTGAACTAGGTGAGCGTGCTGTTACCTATTCTAAGGATAACAAGGGTTATCAAGACCATACAGCAAATTTAAAGAACACCATTGATTATGCTTTATTTCTTGATGGCGAACTTGTGTGCGTTGGCGACCACGAGGAATTAAATGGAACTGAAAAAGATAAGGCTCATTTTATCCCTGATGCAGCAGTTAAGTATGCTCAACAGCAAGGTGTTATTGCCCCCAAAGGATATTCTCTTATCATTGCATCTGGTGTAGATTACGGTCAATATGTAGAAAATAAGGGCTACAACGTATTGTACCTAACAAAATTCTTTCTTAAAGATGAAATGAAAAAGATAATACTTAAAGCTATAGAGAATGCGAAGCAAAATAACTAAGAGTGAGCCAACTGACCCACTCTTAGTTTAGTATAGATGTCCGTAATTCTTATAAGAAAGGCAGGGCACTATTTGCACTCTGCCTTTTCTTTTTCTCTTTGCTTTCGTTCAGCCCTTGCGAGCCGAATCTCTTCATTAATCTCGTCCATCGTCATATTGACGTTATTCTTCCTTGCTTCTTCTATGAGAGCATTGAAGTTCTCTAAAGCCTTCTTCTTTTCTTCTTCTGTCATTACATTTTCTTTATTTTTTCGATATATGGCTTAAATATACCTTGAAGTTTATTATATGTCTCTAATATCCAAGCGAATATAGGCTCCCATTTATCTTGCTCATATCCACCATATTCATAGTTTGTAGCCATTATCACACTTGTTTTATTATCTTCTGCCAAGTTCCATTGTAGTGCAGGTTTCCCGAATGTCTCATTGATAGCTTCCTTATCTTTTTCTATCAGCTTATAATGCTTTTTATTCTCAGCCTTATCTGAGCCATCAAGCAACAAGCGGACAGAAGCAGAACCTTTGCGTACAAAAAGGTCATAATGAGCTTTTGATGTTCCCGTTGAGATATTCATCCAATGATAACTTTGTGGCATCTTTTGGAAGTCTGCTCCGTTCTTGCTTGCGTATTCATTGAATGCCGTCCAAAACTTCATTAATCGCTGTTCTGTGTCTGATTTCGGCGAAGCTTCGCCCTTCTCGTATGGTGGTGCGCATACAATATCAAACAGTATGCCTACTTTTGAGTTGCCGACACTCACGGCAGTTGCTTCAATCAGATAGAAGTTGCATTGAATGGTTGAATCATTCAGCATCTGAATGGCACTGATATGCTCTGCTCTTGCTTTCTCAACTATCCATACGGCGTAATCAGCGTTATAGTGCGCAGCATAAGTTATTACCTTGCCCAAATGGTCGGAATCGCTATCGCCAAACTGATTCTCTATGATGATGCTTTTCTCTCCATCATCGCCAGCTTTGGCTACAATATCAACTTTCATCGTCTCCAGTTTATGCTCACGCTCTGCTTCTGAGATATTGATTTCCAACTTCTCTGATAGTACACCGATATTCTTTGTAAGCCAAGGCGTGAACCCTGATGCTTCACCCTCAAAGATTTCCTTTAATGGATGAGTATTTATCTGCTCTATCTCTTTCATTATTATTTATCCATACAAGGAATTTTCATTTCCCACAATGATACTCTTTCAAATTGTTTCGCAAGGATTCTTATATATCCACGACCTTCTTTTAGGTATTTTACTACCTCTCCTTTCTTAAACATTCCAGGTGATGCCGTTTTAGGATTTCCACTCTCCAAGAACATAGTTATCTTCTGTTTCTTTTTGAGCTGCCCATTCTCATCATAATATCCAAATGTAGCCACAAAGGAGTTATTCTTATCGTAATCAAAGATACCTTCATTGCAAATGATTCTAAAATCATTTTTATAATGAGACCAGAAGATAAAAGTATTCTTCTCTTCATCCTCATACATAAATGATACATACTCTTTTGTTCCTCTTAGTTCATCTGCCTTATGTAAAGTACTCGACCACTCTTGTGCGAATGTTTGCATCGTAAAGAATAGCATAGCTCCGATAAATAAAAGCTTCTTCATATTCTATATCTCCTATATTAATATTTATAAATTGCACGATACCTATTTAAAACACGCTCTGCGGCATTATCTTTTCCTTGCTTGGTATATACTAAGGCAAGGCGAAGATAACCCGTTCTGCGTAAGCAACCGAGGTACATCAGCCGCTCGTAGCAATATGTGGCTCTGCTTAGTATCCCATCATGGAGATAGCGTTGAGCCATTGCCGCCAACTCCTTTGGTGATGCGTCATAAATCTGTGTCATAACTCGTCTGATTTGGTTATGTATGCAAAGGTAGCGAAAAAATGAATACTATATATTTATATTGCATTTTTTATATTAATATAACCTTAATTTACATATCAATATATTAAAAGCTATTAAAATACTAATAAAAATACCGAAAAGATTTGGCGGTTTCAAAAGAAATTATTAATTTTGCGGTGTAAATAATTAATAAATAGGTTTAATATTTAAATTATAGGAGATACAACAATGAAAGTTAAATTGATTAATGGAACAGAAGTAGATGCTAACGTTTTTGATTACGTTGCTCAGATTTACGAAGGTGGTAAATGGCAGGCTGTTGCCGTTAGCTCTGATTACAATGAAGCTGAAAAGAAACGTAAAGAGTATGCTATAAAGGGCTGCTATACAAGAACCGAACAGCTTTACTAATAATATATAGGAGATACAACAATGATGACAAAAGAAGAGGAAATCAATCATCTGATGGCTTTGAAGGGCTGTAAAAGAGGTGATACGTACTTTAATCAGTTCTTTAGCTCAGACGATATTGAGCAGATGGTTCGAAATATCCACGCTGATTTCGCTATCGAAATGGGTTGCTCATTTGCAAAGAAGGCAGAAGAGCTTGAAAAGAAGTTGCATGAGGAACAGAAAGCTCACGACCAAGATATGCTTGACTTCGTTGAGGATTTGCTAGTAACAGAAGCTCGTGGTGGTAATTCACTCAATGTTGCGATGGTGAAAATCGGTATGGATAACACCATTAAGATTAAGCGCAAGAATAAGATTCCACTTAGTGAGGAAGAAATTGATTATCTGGTTTCAAAACTTGATTAAATTATAGGAGATACGACAATGAATAAGTACGCAGAATTAAAGAAGAAGCATCAGAAAGAGCTTAATAAATTGCCAATAAAAGCTGCTTTTGGTAAAGAGCAGTTTAAGAAAATGATGGAAGAGTGGGGGCTTACCACCAACGCCGAAGATATTAGTAAGATTGATATGCTCGTTGGTGGTTGCTATTGCTTAAAGAAAGATACCCATCTTTTCGAGGAGTACTTTCAGAGAACACAGAAAGAGCTTAAAGAGTTCTTAAAGGATGATGATTATCTTAAATCAGCATTCAAATATGAGTTCGCTAACCATGAATGCGGATATACATATACACCGCAAGATGCGCTTCCTCCGCTTAATCTTACCTATGAAGAGGTTGAGAAGAATGAGCGTTTAAATAGGGTCTTTAACGAGGCTTGGTGTGAATATTTAGATAAATGTGAATAAGATATGTATAAAGAAGGCGATGTTTTAGTACTTTATAATAATTGGCGTGCTGAGTATTGCATATTCATTCTACACAGAATATACAATGATGATTGGATAGAAGCTCATGCAAAGTATTCTCTCCCATTCAAAAAGCTTGGAGTAGGAGCAAATAATGCTTCTACAAACGTAAAATACTCTACGGGGTGTTTGAGAAAAGCGTATGAGGATGAAAGAGAATTTTTGTTAGAAAAAATGAAGGAAAAAGGTTATTCATACGATTTTAAGAAGAATAAACTGCTACATTCATTCAATTATGAAAAAGGAAGAAATTAAGATAAATGAGCATTGTAAGCACTATTTCTTAGGCTTCTGCCACTTCTATTTAGGTGGCTGCTGCTCTGGTATTAAATGCGGATATAAATAATTAAGATTATGACAAAGTTTATTGAGGTAAAGTATAAAGGGCATTGTACCCTTGTTAATATAGATAATATCGCTTACGTTGAACCTTCACGAAATGGCGATATAGCAACATCTATAAAGCTTAATTGCAAGACCACACCAACGGGCGGTCAAGTGATTCTCTGCGAGGATGATTATCACACATTCTTGGAGAGATTGAAAAACCTTGTTATCGTTGATAAAGCTGAGTAAGATATGAGAGCATTTGACGTACTTTTAGCCTTACATCGCTTGGATATGCGACAGGGCAAGGATTATCTTGAAGCTCCTAAAAAGAATGATTTGGAGCTGAATGTAATAGAAGGTAAGCTAAAACGGAATCATTGGTATTGGTGTGATTTCCATAAGCAACCAATGCTCGGTGAGCCTTCGGTTATCCTCACTCTTGGCGGTGGGGATATTCAATACCTTTATGAAGTAGAAAAGTAAATTAATATAAGTTATGTATCAGATAAATGTTGTAACATATTGCACAAGGATGGACGTAAAGAACGCTCGCCGCAAGGTAGCGAATCGACAAAAGAGAATACTCGGAGGATGGTTTGAAAGCGTGAAATTAGCAAGAAAAGCCTTAAAAAAATTCTTTGAGAAGAAAGGCTATCAGATAGGTAACGAGGTCGAGGAAAAGGGCAGCGAGACCTATGTTAAGACGTTATTCTTCGGTAACATTATGCTCGAAATAGAGTATAAGATAATCAAGTATAATTAATCTATGGCTCGTTTCGCTCTCAGAAATCAGGAGAAGATAAAGCAAGCATTCGGGGAAGAAAGGTTGGATGAGCTTCTGAAAGCATTGAAGCTGTATTCTGCCAAGTACCCGAAATTATCGTTGAACACAATCATCAAAGAGGGTAAGCCTTATCCTTCTTTTGTAGTTGATAAGGTTGCCGTACTATACGTAACTCGCCTGATGTATGATGTTTATCACGTTGCTTTAAAGGAGTTCTTATAAACAAAAAGCACCGCCCTCGGAGATACGAATGAGGACGATGCTAGATGTAAATAATTATTATGTTTAACGTTGTGAGTACATAGGAGATACGCACTCGATACAACAATTAATGCAAAAGTAATAAAAAATATTTGGTTATCTGAATATTTCTTCGTAAATTTGCGAATAATTAACATTAAAATAGGAGATACAGCTATGATAGGAGCAATTATAGGTGATATTGTAGGCTCTAAATATGAGTTTAATAACACATTTGATTATAACTTTAAACTATTTGACAAAGGTTGTAATTTTACAGATGATACTATCTGTACAATAGCCGTAGCCGATGCTATTCTTAAAAAAGGTGGTGATGAAAAGCCGAATGTCGAAGATTATAGTATCTCGCTTCAATACTGGTGTCGGAAGTATCTAAACCCAATGGGTGGGTATGGCGCAAGCTTCGCAAAATGGATTCGTAGCTCGAATCCTCAGCCTTATGATAGCTACGGAAATGGGGCAGCAATGCGAGTTAGTCCGACAGCTTGGGCATTTAAAGAAAGTTCCGATGCTATCCGTCAGGCAATAATGAGCGCAAAGGTATCACACAGCCATACTGAGGGTTTTATAGGTGCTGCTGCGGTATCTAATGCTATCTTTTCTTTGAGAAAGGGAGAAAAGAAAGATATGTTGAATATCATAGCAAACGTTTACTATGGCATTAAATGGGAGGATAGAATACCACCAAGAGGAAAATGGGCAGAAACTTGCCAAGAGTGCGTTCCTCTTGCCTTTAGAATAGTCCTTGATAGTGATAGCTTCGAGGACGCAATCAGAAATGCTGTATCCTACGGCGGTGATAGCGATACGATGGGAGCAATCGTTGGTTCAATCGCTCAGCCACTCTTTGGTATTCCACAAGAAATGAAGGAAAAAGCATTGAACTATCTCCCTTTGGATATGAAGAATGTAGTAACTAAATTTATTGATAGATATGGTGAATAAGGAAGATTTAATCAAGCACTGCCGATACTATAGAGGTGGTGAGAACCCAAATACCAACGAAAATATGGCTTGGTTTTGGGATATGGAAAGAGTGTATGTTAATAGCGAAGGAAAGTTTAAAGGTGAGGAAGAATATTATAAGAAAATCAATGGTAAGGAATATAAGGGGATTCCACATACATTGCTTATTATAATGTTCACTTCCTGGGCTAAAGCAGCCTACAATATTAAGGAAGAGATAGATAGGTTCTATAAGCTGATAGACGAATACCTCTTTATCCCAAACGACCATTTCCCAGAGGATAAAATTCCAAACGAACTATAACAAAAAAGGTGCGCCGTAATGGTACACCTTTTTTGTTTAATATCCGATATTGCTATCCTTTACATAAGATAAATCTCTTATTTCTTGCCCTATAACCTCGCAATCTATGTAGGTCTTTCCACCTTCTTCATAAACCTTTGTTATTCGCATTCGTGTTCCTCTCTGAAAGAGTGTTTCGTGCTCAGAACTATATGTAGAAAAACGGCTTACTCCATCCCAACTTCTTTTATCACCACAACCGAAAGCAGAGAAAGGTTCTACGTAAGCAGCCTTTGTTCCTTTTGGTGCATATATGTTCATAATAACACTTCGAGTGTTGAAGCCTTTTCCTTTTCGGCTACCAGTTGACATAAAACCACCTTCTTGCATTTCCATTCCAACAAGGTCTTGAAGGTTATTTGGCATAGAACCGCCAGCAAACTTAATTCGTGATTCAATAACTTTCATTCCATCATCACCTCTTGTAAACCACATATCGGTAGGAAGTTCGTTCTTTTCTATATAGCTTGTTATATTATTAACCTTCTCTATGAACCTTTCCTTCGTTTGGTAATTATCATATTTTCTTCCTTGTAATGGTTCATTTACATCGCAATAATGATGAGTGTATTCGTATGTAAAATCTTTTTCTTTTTCTGTTGCTGCTATCCATTGTTTGGATGCAGTATCTATGAGGGCTTTATCAGCTTTTGCACCATTACCCTTATCCCATACTGCGGCATCTTTCCTTGATTGAGAGAATTGGTCTGTATCAAATACAACATTCTTCGCATTTCGTTTTGCTTTCGCATTAATAAGCGTTTCTTTCTTTTGCTTAGCTTCATAAAGCAACTGCTCAGCAAGGGTCTTATCTTTTGCGAGCATAGCGTGTTCAAGGTCATAGATAAGCTTATGATATATCTTGCTCTGTGTCTTATAACCTTTTACGTCAGCATAAGCTTTATTGATATTTACCCAATCAATCGCCGTTTTTACCTCATCAAGCTTTTTGAGATATGCCGCTTGCGATACCTTCCATGTAGCATACTTCTGCTGAACCCCGTGCATATTGCCGCCAAGGAAATCAATAGCTTCAAATTGTAGTTTCTTCGCTTGCTGTTCAAGCGTCAAGCTTTGCCATTGAGCCAACTTCGCTTCTACGGCATCATATACTCCGTGCAATTCCTTTGACGTGAACTGCTTATGCCACTTATTAACATCAGGGATGAGAGCAGAAAGTGATAATTCATCCTTTTTAATGGCAGAAATGGCGTTTGCGAGCGTTTTTGCTTCTTTCCTTGCCAATGTATAGTTAGCAGACTTTAATGCGCTTAGAACGGAAGAAACATCGGTTTCTCCGTAATTAGCAGCCACCTTCATAACATTCATTGCAACCTTGCGGTCTGTCCATGCAAGTTTAGTCTGATAACCTCGTTTGAATCTATCAAACAAAGAAGCTATCTCAGAAGCACTCTTTTTGTCCTTGATTGCGTAGCGGATAGCATAGTAGCGTTCAAAGAGGTCTTGGCTCTTTATATCCGTAACAGATTTACTACCGAGCAGATTATGAACCAAGCCATTGTAATAGTCACGTCTATGCTTATCCCATCGGCTCTGTATCTTATCTATCTGCTCTTTAGTTCTAAGGGCGTGGCGTTCCTTTGCCTTCGCAAGTATAAGCTCCCTAGAAGAAACCGCCTTTAACCCCAATTTCTTGCGGTCTGACGGGCTTAAAAGATGTGCCCAATACTTTGTATTATCTTGTAAATGCCAAGCTAATTTACCCCTCATTCCTGCCTTTACGATAGCTTCGGAGTTATCCTTGATGTACTGATTGTACTTTTCGGGCATGGTGAGCACGGCAAAAGGGGATACATAGTTGCTCATATCCTCGCCAGCCATCAAGCGTTTATAAAACTCCTTCTTCTCCTCGCCTTGTATGGTGATAGGGTCTGAGGTGCAGATACATTGAGGATGCCAAGAAATCCATACGTAATCTTTTGGATAGCGACCTTCGAGGTCATTGCATATATCATCAATATTGTGCTGTGGTGATACGTGTATATACTGACCGATAACGAATGGTTCGTTCTGCCATCGTTCATTTCTTGCCTTGTGATATGCGGAATTTATCTCCGTCCTTGCTACTCTGAGAGCGTTCTTTCTCGCTGAGCGGTAAACACCCATGCCTACCTTCTCCAATGGCTCTTCAATGAAGCGCACCTTGCCGTCAATGATTCTACGTCTGCGCCAAGTCACCACATCTTTCTTCTTTCCGTTCTTCTGAACCTTGATAGTATGATAACGGCGATACATCATATCTGGGTCGTTGAGATACTTTCGTATGCTCTTTCCTATTTCTTCTGCTGATGAGCCTTTTTTGATTCCGTCCGCAATGGTATTGCTCATAGCCATTTCAAACTCACTCTTCGTCTGTTGGCAGTAGTTCCAAACAGTCTGAGCGAGATTCAATCCGTTCTTTGTTTTTAAGCGATTTGAAATATACGTGACTGCGGCGGTATCTCGTGCGACCCTTATAGCTTTATCAGTAAGCACGGAATAACCGCCTATAACCATTTCATCGTGGTTATACGCCAACGCAACGCCATCGGTGATACCGCTCTTATAGCAAAGAAGGCTATTCTGATAGTAATCATTAAAGATGTCGTTCAAACGAGCCTTTAACTGCGGAAAGTTATCAAAGTTAAAAAGCGCATCATCTTCGAGCACATCTTCTCCATAGCCAAGAGAGGTGAGCTTCTTGACATAATCGCTGTATAATCTGCCCAACCGCTTATTATAAACGGCGAACAGATTATTCAGTTGTTCTTTCTGCTGTTTTGATGTGAGCTTCTTTGGCATAGTTATTCTTCTTCCTCTTCTTCATTGGAAACTGACTGACTTCCACTTGCGGCACTACCAAGTCCCGAAAGGGCTGCTTGCTGCGCCAACGCTTCTTCCTGTTCACTCTTCATTTCTTCCTCAACCTTATCAGGGTCATCATTAAGAGGGTTAAGCTCGATAGCACGGCGATTAGAGGTAGATTTCGCACCACCATTGGATGAAGTGATAAGTTGCAACATTTCAACATCATTCTTTGGCAGATATGGCTTGAAGACTGGCTCAAAGTCAATCTGCTCAGCAACACTCTGGTCGATACCCTTAACGTAAACTCCCGTATTACAGATGCCGTTAGCTACGATATTCGAGCGGCGAGTAAACATTTCACCGAACATTTCTGTCTTCAAATCTGCTTTCATATAAGGAGCAGTGAACATCAAACGGATAGCCGCACCCGAGGTGTTGCTGCCCAAGGTTTTCATATTCTCAAAGCTGATATCGGCTGTTGAGGTGAATGAATAGATGATATTGAAGAGGTAAGCAATTTCACCCTTCACACTCTCAGGTGATTTATCCCAAGAAAGGACGTTCATACTTGCATCACTGCCACCTTGGAAGACTGCGCCTTGCTCGCCCTTCTCAGCGAAGCCCTCCAAACGACCTTTAATAAAGTACTTAGGCGTGCCGAAGTAGTCATTCGTATCACCCCAATTTGAGATACAAGTTTCCACTCTGTCAATAGCCCATTGAACATCTTCCCACTCAGCTTGGTCTTGTCTATAGTAAACGACAGGCACTTTGGTGAAGCCATGAGGTAGGGCAGAAATAAGCTTCCAACCTGCGCCATCAATATTAGTGTACTGATAGCACAATCTATCTGTATATACATCAAAATGTAGCTCAGATTTTCCAAGCTCATCATATACATAGTACTCACGGGCGAAGCCGTCCATGATATGGAAGTCGTTGAAATGAGGGTAGAGCTTATCACCATTTGAAGGCGAAAGCAACTGAACTCGGATTTCACCTCTAAGCTTTCCCTCTGCGTCTGTTGGCATATACCATAACTCAGCGCACTCACATTCCTTGAAGAGGGTACGGGCAAGTCGCTTATCGAAGTACTTCATCTTATTATCGTGATAGCAATGCATGATGCCGTCATATAGCTTCTGCTGCTTATCGTTCATCTTCTTTATATCAACACCATGTGCCGTAGCTTTATAGGTAACGGCATTCATAAACAAGAAACCCACAGTAAGATTTACGATTGACTTCTGAGCAGGGATAGCGATTCTTACTGGCTCAACCTTCTTATCCTTGTAAATCGGTTTCTGTGTAATAGGGTCATACTGACCCGTAGGTACTTTGATTCGTTTCTTAGGACGGAAATCCTCATCAAAGATTTTATGCTTTGATGGATTCCATTGTTCTTCAAGCACACTCAGTGATGTCTTAAAGCCTTTCTTTCTTGCTGTCAATACCGAGCGGACTGTGTTCGCATCTTGTATTGCTACTATCTGTTCTATTGCTCTCATATATGAATATTTTTTGTTATAACAAGGGCAAAGTTAGTAATAATATAACTTATATAGGCATGAAGAAGAAACCCTGTGTAAACAAAAGAAAAACGCCTATTTCGGCTGTCTTCCAATGTGCCAATGATTGCACTCGTTGCAAAGGTATGCGGAGTAACCGAGCAGCCGCTTTTTCTTTATGTATCTTGCGGCTGCCTTCTCATTATCAAAGGATAATTTGGCTACTCCTCTGCTATTATAGTGGGAGCGTTTACGATGATGCTCCCTTGGCTGTTTATCATATATTCGTTTCATAAGCATTTCGATTTTAACCCATCAGACCGAGAATGTCGGCGGCTTGCATTCCGCTGCCATAATCGCCCAACAACTTCTCCATAACAACATATCGGCATGCATCTATAGCGTGATTATACATATCTATAGGCTCATTAAGCCACTTTCCTTCCTTATCTTGGCGGTAGGTATAATTATTAAATTCCCTTCTTACATTTGTAGAGCGTTTTGTTATATGAATTGTGTATTCTTGCATCTTCATAATACTAGCTTGAATAGAACCTTTGAACTTCTTTACAGGTTTTATATCAATACCAGCATTATAGATTTCATCTATCAGACGAGGGTCGGCACTCTCTGATATTACCTCAATATTTTTTTTATCCTCTTTCAATACTCTGATAATATCAGAAGAAAGCATTTCTGTCTGATAGCATATTTCATCTATATAGATAATCTTTCCGTAGATATATACATCAATAATCGCTGTAGGGTCATTGGAGTAACCAAAGTCAATGGCTCTGTATCGGTGTCTGTTCGCTTGAATAGGAATATAATCATCAATAACTACATTCTTAAAAATCAAGCCCTCAACCATAGAACGCAATCCCAAACCATAAATACGCCAAAGGCTCGGATTCTTCCATTTAAGGCTCTCAATCTCAGCGATAACCTTTGGCTCGAGGAAAGGATTATCCTTATAGGTGGATATAAACCAATAAGTGCTTTTTTCCTCGTTTACCTGATTTATCCAATGGTCTTCTGAGAAGGAAGGGTTATAATCAAGGATAGAGAACTCCGTGGTACGCATCTGTAGCTGCTGCCATTCGATGAAAGAAAGCTCATTCGCCTCATTTACGAAAAGTATCTTACGCTTAGAACCACGCACCTTCTGCTCGTTATCGGTGGAGAAGAACTCAATCCAAGAGCCGTTAGGGAAAGTATAAACGAACTCCGATTTATTCATGCACTTATCATCCCACCAACCAAAGTTGAGCATTATATCCTTGAAATCACGATAGACAGTTCGTTTAATGGAAGGCATACCAGCACGAATGATGGAAACGGTCGTTCCAGCATAGTTGAAGCAAAGCATACAAAGGAACTGCACAACCGAGTAGGTCTTGGCACTACGACTTGAGCCTTGAAGAGAGCAAGTTGTGAACCCTGCTTCTTTCGCTGCCTTTACCCTCATGTAGTTCTTTGCTAAATATACGTGCGGCATATCTCTATTATCCTTTATTGCTCTTATTTCTTTATTTCATCAACTGTGACTAAGGTGTCGTTATGCGAACCGCCATGTGCTACGATAAGAATCTCTTTACATACCGCTCCGTTACATTTTCCTATTCCTTGTGTATTCCAACCACAAGAAATACAGATACCTTCATTCTTTAATATTCTTGCAATCTCCTTCTTACATAAAGACCAATATTTGGCATTAGAGACATTTATCTCCAATTTCTCTTTACCAAAATCCTTATATAGCAAAGATGCTTGTGTAACACTATAAGGTGGGTCGTATAATACCATATCAGCAGAATTAGATTTCTGCCCTTGAAGGAACTTTAATGCGTCAAGGTGATACTGTGTATCGCAGTTCGGATTTAAGTCATTGCGAATTGTTCCGAGCTTGCAATCCTTTGCGAATGGGTCAATAATAACACCACCTTTATTATATTTATCAAAAAGTTCTTTGATTGGCTTTATACCGAAAGTATCACCACTTGGCATAGCCCATTTCTTCTGTATTTCCATATATTTATTCTCCTATATTTTTATCTGGCTCAGCATCCTTCTTTTCTTTCTCTTTCTGAATCTCAGCGAGAATCTTCTGATACTCTTCATTATTGGTAACAACGTGTACTTGCAATGGGTCTTGCTTAATCTGCTCGCCCTTGCTTGTAAGGTCAATGCGCTGAATCTTTCCGTAGGCTCTATCAATAACTCTTTCGAGCACATCAAGCCCTTTCTTATCAAGTATTCCCTTGGCAATAATGCGTTGCATCATCGGGCGTGACTTATCAGCCAACACCGCCTTTAATTCATCTTCGGGCAGCGTAGCGATATACAGAAAAGACTCTGCGATAATCTGAGAGGAAGGCACTTCGTAACCCTTCTCCTTCATTTCCTCGATGAACAATGACATCGTCTTAGGCTTTGGTGGTCTGCCCTTCGGGTTGCCAACTCCACCTTTTTTAAACTTACCTTTTTCAAGGTTTGCAAGCTGTTTTTTACGCTTGCTTTCATCTCTTGATAATGGCATATTAATAGCTTTTATTCCTAATTTATTCCCAACAATAGCTTTTATTTAAGAAAAGCACTTTTATTTTCTTTTTCCTCTGCTGCCATATCTCGGCACATTTTCAGTACATTAAAGTACTCTCCAAGATTGTTGTTATAGAGCAGCTTTGCTATCTGCTGTACAAAAGACGATTTACGCCCATCTTGCTGTAGCTTCACCACTTCGCAAGCTGGCATCATCAAAAACTGCTCCATGATTTCAACCTTTTCTTTAGAGGAAAGAAGTTTCTTGGTAGGAAGCAGAAAACCCACTTCCTCCAAGATTTGTGTTTTGACTGACTTAACCTTCATACTTATCACCATTTACGAGGTTCATAAACTCAGCCCTCACTTGTGGGTCGTCTTTAAATGCACCTTCAAGGTAAGAAGAGGTCATAATACCCTTCTTCTTTGCGCCTCTGAACTCTTTGCAAGAATGATGACCCTTCATCACAAGAGCAATACCAAGTGGTGGGTATTCGCTACCGAGAGCATTTTTCAGCATATCTACGATGTCGTGTACCAATCGCTCCTGTATCTGTAAGCGAGCGGAGCAGTAATCAACTACACGACCAATCTTAGAGATACCGAGAATTTTTCCCTTTGGGTTCGGAATATATGCGAACCAATACTTGCCCCAAAACCAAACACAATGATGCTCGCAGTTTGAATGGAAATCTCCTTGGTCGATAACCATGTTATCATAGACGATACCGTCATCATTGTTATCAAAGGTGGTAATCTTCGGCTTCTGTGAAGGGTCGTAACCTCTGAATATCTCTTTCCACATTCTGATAATGCGGTCAGGTGTTCCCTTCAAACCCTCACGATTAGGGTCTTCGCCGATATACTCCAAGAGTTCTTTGATATGATTCTCTGCTGTTTCTTTTGTAATCTTAGCCATATTATTTACCTTTCCAATATTCTTTATAATCTTGTTTCTCCTCCTCATTAGGCTCATATACCTCATAAGAAGTACCGCATTGCATACAATGATAGTAATCCACTACGGAATCATCATCCTCGCTGCGGTCACCTGATGAATCCCAACAAAGTTTCCCACCACAATAAAAGCAGATAGGACGATACTTTGTCGGGGTTTTCTTTTTATTCTTGCTCATAGGCGAAATGATTTACTTCACATTGAGAATCTTCTGCTGCTGTAAAGAAAGTCGCCACTTAGGGTTAGCCTCTACGAAAGCAACTGTCTGTTTCAGAATCTCAGCATTCTTCTTCGCATCGCCTGTATCACAAGGCTGAACGTAGTAGTAATCTGCATCAATACCGCAATCGGTAATCTCGTGCTCGCCATCAAAGACAACATTCACTTCAGTAGCAATCTTGATGATAGGTTCTGCGCCCTTAACGAATAAACACTTAGGAGAGCAAGTAACCCAGTTGATACCGCCTGGAATCTTGTGCGTTCCGTTGGTCTCCATAGCAATATAATAGCCCCAATTTTGGAGAAGGGTAGTAAGCTCCTCATCCACCTGTAATGTAGGCTCCCCGCCCGTAAAGACAACGAACTTGCAATCTGGTGAGAGCAACTGAATCTTATTCAGAATATCAATAGCCCCCATTTCCTCATACTTCTTAAAGTCAGTATCACAGAAAGGGCACTTCAAGTTACAACCCGAGAAGCGGACGAAGATAGCCGCTCTGCCTGCATGTCTTCCCTCACCTTGGATAGAGTAGAAGATTTCGTTTACTTTATACTTAGCCATTAGAGAGCCTCCTTTCCGTCAATTTTATCATCGTCACAATAAACAGCGATATTGCCTTCACTCTCCTGTACCTGTGCCTTGTAGCACTCTGGGAACTGAGCAACAATCCATTTGGCGATATTCTCAGCAGTAGGATTGAAAAGCAAAAGCTCGTTGAGGTTGCCGTGGTCGAGGTAGCCGTGAATCTTCTGCTTAATATGCTTGAAGTCCATCACCATACCATCCTTGTTCAGCTTTTCAGCCTTGCAGTAGACAGTAATAATCCAATTATGCCCATGAAGGTTGGCGCACTTGCTTTCATAAGAGAGATTCAGCTTATGACAAGCGGCAATCTCCATTCTTTTTGAAACGTAATACATAATTTTCCTTTCTTTTATTTTGTTATTTCAATTTTTATTCTTAATTTTGCGACCTAATAAAGGGTAGTCGGTAGCGAAGATGTCAGCAGCCCGACTTTTGTCTTAGGAGCACAGTATGGTGGCATCGCCTTATGCTCCTTGCTTTTTACTCATCGAAATGATGTTCGTATAGTATCTTTTTACTGCTAATTACTACAACAGCTTTTACACCTTTAGTCTTCCATGCTTTATGCCTTGATTGATAAAGTTTCATTCCGTTCTCAATATCTTTGGTATGAAAGAGTGAATGCTTATCATATATCAATGCTATCTGTGCGTGCTTATCATTTGCATGATTAATAGCAAGACGAACCGAACTTTCTGCAGAAGAATTAATCTCAGTAGGCGTTTTCTGCTCGTAGGTATATGTCGCCATTAAACCTTCTGCGAATTTATACTTTTTAGAACCATCCTTGTTTATCTTTACATTGGTTGCATACATCGTATATTTATCGCCTTCAGGAGTAAGTGTAACATTTATACCATTATCTGCGATAGCTCTCGCCACTTCCAATTCTGCTTCGGCATCAGCGATTTTATCAGTATGATTATGTCCTTTCATAAAGATAGCGTGAGCACCCGTCTGTTCTGAGAAAAATGATAAAGAAGCATCAACCAAGGAACTCGAAACGATTTGATTATATTCGTTCCGAGCCTTATCTATCTGTCTTTGCTTTGGTGTAAGTAACCTTGTATTACCGCTTGCCTTACTCATCCTCGTATTCAGTTGGGTCAGAGATACCAGCATCACGGAGAGCTTCCTTGCGTTCCATACATGTTCCACACTTACCACAATGCTTCTCACCGCCTTTATAGCAGCTCCAAGTTTCAGCGTAGTTGATGCCAAGCTTCTTGCCGTGGCGAGCAACATCTGTCTTCGTAATGTTGGTGTAAGGAGCATCAATGCTGATACCCTCGTAAGTACCATTCTTCATAGCCTCTGACATGGCATCAATAAAGCCCTTGCGGCAGTCTGGATAGATAGCGTGGTCGCCGAAATGGTTAGCAATAAGCACCTTCTTCAATCCGTTACTCTCTGCGATACCGCAAGCGATAGAGAGCATAATGCCGTTACGGAAAGGAACTACGGTTGATTTCATATTCTCATCATCGTAGTTGCCTTCGGGAATAGCTTCTGCACCTTCGAGGAGAGAGGATTTGAAATAATCGTGAATAAAGTTGAGTGGAATAACAATATGCTTGATACCAAGTCGCTCACAATGCAACTTAGCAAAAGGAATCTCCTTCTGATTGTGGTTAGAGCCATAATCAAAAGAAATAGCGAGAGCAATGTTCTCTTTCTTCTCATGCAGGAGAGTTACCGAGTCCATACCTCCTGATACAATAATCAATGAATCTTTCATAACTAATTAAAATTTAAATATTTATCTTTTATAATCTTGCACGAGCGTACTTCATAAAGCGTACCCACTCGCCGAAATTATGTGCAGCAACCAACTTTGAGCGAAGTTTCTTGCCCTCAGGTGCTTTGGTTTTATCCATAGTTCCGTTCTTGGCATTGAACTTATATATAGAACCGCTCATATTGCCATAAAGCCAAGCTGTAGAATCCACGGAATCAAAGTGATACGTATGCAATCCTCTAATATTTGTATATCCAAGGGCATGTATCTTGCAGCCATATTTATGTGCTGTCTTTACGAACCAAGGAAATAACTTCTCATATTTATTGATAGGTATCTCTTTAGTCACGATGCCACCAATAGCCACATAAGGGTAATTCTTGCACATTTCAACGAAATACTCTTTCCCTCGTGACTTATGCCAAACGGGGATAGGCTTACGTCCACTTAATCTTTCGAGCTTTTCACGAAGTCTTTCAACCTCCTTGATACCAACAACTGAATCAATATCAAGCTCAAAGAAATTCTTTACGTTCCATTTCTTAATGAATGCAGCATATCCTTCTACGTATTTATCGAAGTTAACTACACCTGCTCCCGACATAAATGTGAAAGCACCACTATCTAATAGGAAATTCTGAAAATTGCCTATCAATCGAGGAAACTCTTTATTATTCTGTAGATAATAGTAAGTTTCCAATATATTTAATCCTTCCCAATCGGCATCCTTGCCGTTCTTTACTGGGTGTTCACCTGCTAAAAAAACTTCCATAGCCTTTTTATAAACATAGGGACGACTTAAAGTCCCTGCTATATATAATTCCATACTAACACTTTTCCAAAACTTACTAAGATTTCCAGTAAGCCCCCCCCGCAAGATAGACTTCCATATCTCTATTATTTTATTTCCACACCATCGTATTCGGAAACGGCAGACTTGATAATCTCCTTAATCTCATCTACCTTATCTTCCAACTCTTGTGGAATATGGACGGAGAGCTTAATATCTTTAACTTTACTCTCGGTATTTTGAGCATCTTCGAATAGCTCATCAATATCGGTATCATCCTCATCGGTATTGAGAAAAGAGCAATCAACGCCCCAATTCTGCAAATCATCGGTTTCCCACTCACCATTCGCAAGCTCATCCCAATCCCAATTACCAGCTTGCACGTTATCCTTGATAGCATACTCCTTGATTTTCTGAATTGGGGTATCGGTCTTCAAGACGAAACAAGGCAGCTTATCGAAGTTCGTATTTCCACCGATGCGTAACTCGTTAGCCACTCTGAGGCGCATATTACCGCAGATGGTGACGTATGTACCATCCTCCAAGCCATAAACCATCAAAGGCTTGTACTCTAAGAACTCTGGGCTATCGGCGAGTGACTTGACGAGCTTGTCGTGCTCGCTCTCCTTTAAGTAGCGAGGGTTCTTTGGAACGCCATCAATCTGCCCCTCATTATAGAGGAGCTTTGTAATGTCAATCATTTCACGAAAACCCAGCTTTACAAGAAGCTCATCCTTTGCGATGGATGGGTTCTGTGAGATTCTCTTTTCTCTTGCCATAATTTTATTATTTAATAATTATTATTTGCAAAGTTACGGAGATTATTAGGGTTTTAATAGAAAATAATAGGTTGCGTGTAAACAAATAAAAAAGCTACCCATATAATGAGTAGCCTTTGAAGTTATCATAAAATATTATACCTATTATATATAAGAAAAGCAGCTACCTATCACAGGCGGCTGCTTATAGACTAAAAACTAACTATTATTTTCAATTAACCAAATCTTAACTAATACAAATATTGTTATGACACTTCAGAACCTATATTCCACAATTTCCGTTTTGCTGATGCAAAGATACAAAAGAAAGCGAGATACAGCAAATAAATGCCATATCTCGCATAAACAATCTTACTTTTCCTCAATCTGTTTAGAGACATTATCTGTTCGGAAATCCTCAATCTGCTTGGAGAAAGGGGTGAGCTTATCAAGCTGCGCCTTAACAGAGAACTCTTCTCCGATAAAGGCAACACCTTCGTGAATCTTCTGCAAGGCGGCAAGCTGCTTCTTTGTAGTAACAACGGGGTTGATGTAGATGCAACCTCTATGGGTCTGGGCGAACCGCCGACACTCAGCACCGCCGCCGTAGATAACAAATAGCGGCTCTTTGCCCTCTGCCCAATCGCTTGCAATGGAATACTCAAAGGCGAGGTTATTCAGTCTATCCGAATATCCACGGGTAGCGAAGGCACGCCATCCACGAGGTACGCCAATCATATTGAGGCGATAGAACTTCTGCGCAACGTTGAGGTCAACGAAGATACCGATACCCTTACCTTGCATACAACGGGCAATCCAACGTTTCTTGTAGATAGCCTGCAAGCCAAAAGATACGGGCATTTCATTATATAGGGAGAAGTTCGGCTCAACGATGACGGCAGGGTGATGCTGCAATATCTTCTCAGGGTGCTCGTAGATAGCTGAGAAGCGGTAATCATCGGTATAGAAGTGCAAAGAGCCTTCGCCATTGAGATTGAAGGTTCTCTTCTGTTCACCGAAGCAAAGGAAGGGTGACTGACACTCCTTGGCTTGCATATCAATATCGAGTGTCGGAATTTCTAGGTCATTGTCCGTTGGGAAGAGCTGGTCGGGCAGGGTAAGCTCATAATCTGTTCTTTTCATTCTTTGTTACTTTTTAAGAGTTCTACGATTTGGTTATATATAGATAAGGTATACCTATCCTTTGACTGAACGTATTGCATATACTTTCGGGCTTGGTTGATTACGTTTGCTCTGGTACGGCAGAGTAGGCGAGCCGAGCGGTCGGGATGAATGCAATAATCACGGCTTATGAGACAATATAGTCCTCTAAGGGTGTTGAGCTTGACGGTCTTCACCGCAGAGCAAAGTTCCATGAACGTAACCTTGCCTACCTCACATACCGCTTGCATGATGCGGTCGGAGAGTTCGTACTGCTGATATTGATTGTATATCATACGCTATTACTTATTATTTGGTTATTAATAGAAAATATAATGCAAAGTTATAAAAATCTATTAAAAAGCGAATAGAACTATTAATTATTTTAAATTTATTAATAGAAAAGTTGGTTATTTGACAGATCTTTATTAATTTTGCGGTGTGTTTAAGAAAGAACACTATCACCTAGCAAGCTTATGGGGAGCTTCCTAACGTGTAAGAGTTTGGATTTACGTGAGCCGCAAGGCTACTAAATACGGAGCAGCAGAGAATCCCCATTTCTTTGCTGCTCTTGACTTTTTAAAGCATCTGTAAAATGGAGATACGCAGAAAGATATTGAACAATATGTATTGCAATCCCGAGTTAAGGAAAGCAATTGCATTTTCCCTTTTCATTAAGACAAGGGTCAAGTCTTCTGCCGTGCAAAGATGGAGCATCAATAAGCTTCACGAAATCACGGGAGTAAGTGCCTGTGCTGTCCGCAAGCGTATTGAAACATTGAAGGCTCTGGGCTTGGTTGAGTTCACGGGCAAGTATAATCGTTGTCTCGTCTTCAAGTCTCTAAAAAGTCATACCTCTCACAGGAACGTCCTCGTTCCTAATATCGAGTTTATCTCAAGGAATGATTCTAAAAAGAATGCCTATGCACAGAATGTAAAGTTCATAGAAGATACCTTATCTGCTATGCTTATCATTGATGTACAGAATCGAAAGAATTACGCTAAGCAAATGATTCAGCAGTCTAAGCACCCTAAAGGCTTAAAAGAGTTGAAGGCGGCTAAAAAGGTTTGTAATCGTTTTGGCTACGGCGATAAGTTTAGAGAGAATGGTATATCATATAAGTATATAGCTGAGAAGTTAAGCGTAAGCGTACAAAAAGCCTTTGATTTAGTAAAGTTTGCGGTCAAAAACGAGATTTTATGCAAATACAGAAACATAGAAAAGCGTTTTTTATCCTCTATTGACTATGTAAAGGATATGATACTCAATAACTATACTTATATCAAGGGAGGGGTAGTCTGTAGGGTGTATGCTAATACCTATGAGGTAATGGAAGGCTCGCCTTCGGCTCGCTTCGCTTCTATCGTGGTATATAATTAGATTATAAAAAACTAAGATTTTGTTTAACGTTTAAATATAGGAGATACAAAAATGTTATTTGAGAAAATTAGTCGTAGATGTCTGCTTACTTTGGATGGGGGGGCAAAGATTCAAGCTATTCTCACTATGCCGAAGCCGATAAAGCCCATCTTCCCAAAGGAAATGGAGCGTCAGTTCATTAAGAATTTCAATGAATCGCAGCCAAATATGGTTCATAAGGTTATCAAATGTCACATAATGAGAAATTAAGCGTATGGAAGATTTACCTATAGGCTCAGAAATCGTCTTGAAGGTGGTTGAAAGCGAGACAGAAGAATGTAATGGATGTTTCTTCGATGAGATAAGTAGCAATATCTATGAGAATGTTTGCGGTTCTTTTAACTGTAGCGCAAGCACAAGAAAAGACGGAAAGAATGTTCAATTCAAGAGAGTGAAATAATATGGCTACAGCAAATTTTGAATGATACAACTTCCACGACACAGAATGAGCGAAAGTAAGTCAAGGCTTTATGCCCATATACCTTCTTAGCCCCAGCACAATACTGGTCGTGGAAGTCATTATAAAACTTAATAATATGATAGATAAGAAAATAGAAGCTGCAAAGGAAGAAATCTATGAAGATAGATTCCTGTTAAATGGCGAAGAAGTAGTCTTCGACAATGATGCTAAAGAGGAAATGTTCTACAAAGAGGACATTAAAAAAGCCATTGGACTAGGTGCTAAGTGGGCTATCAATGAGTTTATTAAAGACTTGTGGCATGCTATTGATGAAAATCCAAAAAAGTACCATAAATGTTTGGTAGAAGTTGTGTATCATAGACCACTCAACATGACTGATGAGATAGACTATGTTACTTCGCACCTAACAAACTTTGGTTGGGATGAATCTAGTTTTAAGCGCAGCGACTATACTATCAAGAGGTGGATATATATTGACGATTTACTGAAAGGATGCAACCATGATTAAGTCAGTTACTATGTACTCTGTCGTTTGTGACAGATGTGGAAAGACCTTCATTGAAGAGTTTAATGGCATTGTGGCTTGGTTGGACGAAGGAACAGCCAAAGAGCAAGCAATGGAAAGCGAATGGACAGATATTGGTGACAAGCACTACTGCCCAGACTGCTATGAGTTTGACGATGAGTTAAATGAGTATGTTCCTAAAAAGAAAGGAGATTAATATGGAAGAAGTAAAGTACATTCCAGGAGATTTGGTGATGACAAACGGAGTACCACTAGGTACAGCTAAAGATGTCGTTTACCGAGTAACATCATCAGACCCATCAAAGACTTTGGAGTTGGACGATGGAACGGTTCTGAAAGGTGTTGTCTGCTTAGAGAACATCGAAGGCACGGAATTTGGAGAGAAAGGCTATCTCTTAGGTGACTGCTGTGCTTGGGTTAAGGATATTGTTCCTATTAATCTTGTGCCCGCAATTTTGGAGAAGAATGGATGGGATAAATCCACAGGCTGGTCTTACGTTGGCAGTAAAAAGCGTGGTTATCAGTTTTCCAATGAACTAGATGATAAATGGGTTGAGCTTGATAGAATGACTTATGGTGACTTACAAATCTGTCAATGTGAAAATCTTAGAGATTGGAGCTATATAAATGAATGCAATCACTATTTTTATTTTGAATTTACCTATGTTCATGAACTCCAACATTTATTATATGCCTTGCATATGGATAGTAACTTAAAAATATAATGATATGACAGAAGAAGCAAGAAGAAGAGACGAAGAAGCTGGGTTAGGATGCGCTATATGGGGAATTATAATAATATTTTCTATCATTGGTAGTGCTATCTTAACATATATTATTAATAACTAACGCCTTCGGGCATAAATTTAAAAATATGACAAAAGAAGAATTAAAAGCAAAGGTTGCCAAGCAACAAAGTATCATCGATGATGCTAACAATCAGATTTGTTCTGATGTGAAGGAGTACATAGAAAGTCTTCCATACAAGGTTGGTGACAAAGTGAGCTGTTCAAGATGTAATGTATGTTGGATTGCAAGCATTATTCCAATGAAAGGTTATAAAGGTTATAATGGCGAGATTGATGTAAGAATCAACCCTGCTAAGAAAGATGGCACTCGCTCAAATAGAGAGTTTGTACTATGGAGTATGGAAATTGATAGTATCAAGAAGATTGATTAACCATCCGCAAGGATATAAATAGATAGAAATATGGTAGCATTATTAACAGTTTTAGGAACTATCTTTTTGATAGTTAGTGCAATATTTTGGTCAGCAACACCGAAGTTGAGAACAGTGGAAATTGTAATTGCATCAGTTGCAGCAATACTTATGACATTATGCTATGTAGGCTCTGTGCTTGCACAATATATGATAGAATTTACGAAATAATTAACTAACCACCCCTTATGGGATGAAATATAAGTAATATGAAAGAACTAAGAAAGAAGTCATTTAAGAATGGAGTTGTATATTGCTTACAACTAGAAGATGGTTTTTTGGTAGAAACTACAGACACGTTCTTACCTTATTATACTAAGGACGCTATTGGCAGACATCAGAATAAGCTCGATAACAACGAGCTTGGTGACCGTACAGAACGTTGGATGATTGGCGTATCGACAATGAGTGGATGCCCAGTAAGATGTAAGTTCTGTGCTACAGGTAACATGAAACGTTATCGCAATCTTACGGCGGAAGAAATTGTTGAACAGGTTGAATTTGCCATCAATAAGGCAGGTGCTGACCCAAGCAAAGCAAAAGAGTTTAAAATTAACTACACTCGTATGGGCGAGCCATTCCTCAACATTGATGCAGTCAAAGAGGCTATTCGTATTATTACGGAGAAATATCCTAATACTCATCATTATGTATCAACGATTGGTATTAAGGATAGTGATTTCTCGTTCATTAAGGGAAATATCACATTGCAGATTAGTTTGCATTCATTTGATGATGGCAAGCGTAATTGGTTGATTCCTTACAAGAACAAGATGACTATTCAAGAGTTAGGTCAGATACGGACACAGAGCAATCTGAAAACAACAATCAATCTCACACTTGTTGATACTTCCGATTTTGATGCGGAAAAGCTGAAAAAATGGTTTGATAAGGAGTATTTCTTTGTAAAGCTATCTCCTATCAACGTGAATAATATATCAGAAAAGAATCATCTTGGAACTGGTGTAGTAGAAGGAATTAATTTAGTATGAAAAAGGGTATTTTCAGATATAGAATTATCACAAATCTGAATTGCAACATGAACGAAAGCACAGGAGTAAACGGAAACTGTTACTTCTGTTATCAAAAGTTCAAGTCACCGTTGCGGCTTGATTGTGATAAGATGGAGGAAACATTGAAGAAGGTTGGTGTTCTGAAAAGAGCAACTATCATGGGTGGTGAGAGTTTACTTAACCCAGAACTGGTAAGGATTGTAAAGATAGTCAGCAACTATACGTCAGATGGTATTTGTCTTGTTACAAATGGAATACTGCTTAATGAGGACATCATCGTAGCATTGAAAGATGCTGGATTAACTGAGGTTGCTATAAGCGTATCTTCCATCGAACAGTACGAAAGACGTAGAGACATGGCACTTCTGTGTAAGGAGATTATTCCAAATACAAGAATAAACATTCCAAAATGCAAAGAAAGCTTAAATCCACAACTGCTGGAAACAATACTGTCAGATGGTTTCTATAGCATTGTCTGTGAAGATTTGCAAGCCAGATATGGTGAGATAAGGCTTCCAGAAGGTTCAGTAAAGGTTGGTGATGACGGATATGGATTTTACGATTACAAGTGGAATGGGCATACATTTGGAGTGTTTGGCAATTATGGAAAGTACAATAGAAGTGACATTATTGTAACTCCTCTTGGAAATTTCTGTGATTGGGAAAAGTACTGCAAATCAGTTAAGAATAATGAGCTTGTAAGAAGAAACAATCATATTGATGATGAAAAAATTGTGCATTGATTTCGGAAGTGGATATAATCCAAAAACTGGATATAAAACTTGCGATGTAACAAGCTTTCCACAATTGGACTTCCAGTATGATGGGAAAGATGAGATTGTCGGACTTAGAGAAAAATCAGTAGATGTGTTTTATCTAAGAAACGTTGTTCATCATATCCCAGATTTACAGAGAACCTTCTCAACTTTGAAGAAGTATCTGAAGGTAGGTGGAAAGCTAGTTGTTATTGACTGTAATAAAGGTCATTACAAGACAAATGTATTTCTTGACAATTTGTGGTATAGATTTGTTGGCAATAACAACAAAATCTTTATCAGTAAACAGTATAGAGATTACATCAATGTTTTAATCAAGTTAGGCTTTAAGCAATTATATTATAAATCATTTAAAGAAAAGGAGATTACTAAGTATGAATGCAATTAAGAATCAATTGGAAAAGATGGGCTACGATTATGCAGTAGCAATCGCAACAAAGGCTGAAATTGAGAATGGAGCTGCTTGTGGTCAGCTCGCTATTATTTGTGAGTAAGCAATTAATCATCCTCTCCATGTGACAGGTGGAGAGGGTAAAAAGAAGAGAATATGGACTTAGTAATTACAATATTAGGTTGGATTGCATTAGGTGTTATATCTGCTTATCTGTTAGCAATAGTATGTAAAATAATCTTTGATGCTGCAACCTCTGATTATAAGTTATACAAGCATGTAAGATTGTGTCGCAAGAGATTGCTAAGAAAGCGATATGAAGATTATGCTTGGCTATTACTCCAGTTAGAGAAAGATACGGAAATTTTCAATCTTACTCATAACACAAGAGATTGGACTTTTGAAGATTGGAGAGAATTTTATCTTAAAAAAGCAAAGGAGGATAAGAAATGAACAAAGAAAAAATAAAATCAGCTATTGAAAAGACTATTAGATATATGAATGGTAACTATTATTCAAAATTTGAAGAAAAAATGATTGTTGGTTACTTGGAAGGAGCACTTAAAGAGTTGGAGGACTAAATTATGAACAGAAAACAAGCAAAAGAATTTTATCCTGTCTTGCAAGCTTTTGCTAAAGGAGAGGCAATTGAGTGTAGGACAAAACCGAGTGCCGTAGAAGGCTCAGATATTCCGAATAATTGGACGGAAATGACAGAGATTGAGTTTTGGAATAATACTGAGTACCGAATAAAGCCAAAACCAAAGTACCGCCCATTCGAAAATGCAAAAGAATGCTGGGCAGAAATGCTCAAGCACCAGCCTTTTGGGTGGGTAGTTGATACAAGGGATGGAGTTATGTATCTTATCCGATGTTTAGAATATGTATCAGTATATACTTCAATACAGTATTCATTTAAAGATGCTTTTGATAAGTTTGCATTTGCTGACCTCGTTCCTTTTGGCGTAAAAGTGGAGGAATAATATATGATATTGTATCAGATTTGGTGTAAACGTACTTATGTTAGTGGCGGTTTTTGTGAAGGCGAAGATGAGCCAACGCAGTTAATATTTAGTACATTAGAAAAGGCACGTTCAAAAATACCAAAAGACCATTATAGTAAAGAAAATGGTTCACGTGAATATTACATTAAAAAGATAGAAATTGAATAAATAGTTATGGCATGGTTATGTGTAGATGAAAATGGTGAACATATTTTTTGTGAAGAACCATTAAGAGGACGTACTCAAAAGTACGTTTCCTTCTATAGAGAACATCTAATACGTCAACAATCAAGTAAGTTATGGTATGCAAATGCTGATGATATTGATGACGGAGGTTTTATAATATATCACTGCTGTCCCGTTTAGAAATCATCGGGCCTGAAAAGGCTAGGATATAGCC